TCATTCGCAGGCCCGCCGCCCCTCGTCCGTGAGGCAAACCGAATGCCCGCCCTCGACCAGCAGCCATCCGCGATCCACGGCGAGTTGCACGGCCTCCCGCGTCTCGTCGACGTCGGAGATCCCGGCCAGCGAGCGCCACTGCATCGGCCGACCGGCGGTCGCGTCGTAGAGGGACCGCATGATGTGCAGCGCCAGGGACTCGGGCTTGGAGGGCATGGGCGGGCAACGGGGCGGGTGGTGTTCGGTTTCTCGGCTGGGCGGGAGGTGATCGGCTGGGGGTGCGAATCGCCCCTCCGACGCAAGCGGGCCGGCATCTCAAGGTGACCGACCCTGGCGGAGCTTAGCGCTTCAGGTCGTTAGCAGTCGGCGGGGGTGGCGCAGAGAAAGCGGGCGCAGGAGGCGGAGCAACGACGCTGCGAGTGTTGTGCTTGATGTTCTCACCGAACAGCGCCCACAGCACGACCCCTACCACGCCGATGATAATGCTGAAGGCCCATCCCGCGGTCTTCACGCGATCAACTGCGCGCTCAAGGTCGGAAACTTTGCCGGTATGCTTGCCGACGTCCTCAATCAGACGATCGACCTTGGCAGTCAGCTTCCCGACTTCTAGCGTGACGAAGCGGATGTCGGAGGTTGCGTAAAGATCGGTCGGCGGAACAACCGGGCGATCTCCCGGCGTGCTGCTATCAGAAGTGTTCTTTGATCCGCCCTTAGCCATTTGGCTTCAGGTCCCACTTGGCCTTGATCCACTCCCACAGATCGGTCGAGTGCCGTCCGTAGTAGTTGCCGACAGAGATGATCAGCGCCTTTCCCTTCCCGCCTTCCGTGATGTCCAGCTTGTCGCTGACTTCTTTTGCGGTAGTGCCCGAGGCTGCTACGAGCCACTGGTTCGGCGCCACCTGGAAATGGTTCTCGGGAAAAAGCCTGGCGATATCGCTTCCCAACTGCGGATTCTCTGCCGGGGTAAGGATAGCGAAGATCGTCATCGGATTGCTTCCTGCAAGAGCTCATGAATTCTGTCAATAGCGCCTCTGAGCCCGCATCGTTGCCAACCCATTGTTAAATAGTGAAAAAATGGCGACGCCGCTGCATTTTATGGTTGTGTGGCCGGGGGCGCGCTTCCGAAACGAAAAAAAACCGCCCGCCACCCCGAAGGGCAGCGGGCGAGTTTACGAGGGAGGATACCCAAGACGGGCATGCCGGGTCCGGATCGCTCCAGTCCCCGACCTCGTGTGCGCCGTGGCGCAGATTGGTCAGTCGGCGTAAGGGTGCACCTCGGGTGAGACGAGCCGGTCGCCGATGGTGAGATCGCTGCCTGGGAATAGCGGCCGATCGATCGACACCGTGCCGTATCCGCCGAACAGGCGGTTGTGCTGCTTGATGCTCTGCTTCACCGCGGCCGCGAGGTCGTCGAGACGGAACGAGCCATCAAGAACGCCAGCCACGACATCGGCGATCACGTCGTCGCGATCATATGCCAGCAGGCGGCGCGGCACGGCCGCAGCGACGGCGGCATAGAGTTCGTTCCCGTGCAGCCGCTCCCGTAGCGGCACCTGCGCGACGTTGAAGCGGCTGACCTTGCCCTCCGCCTTCCGCTTCGCTGCTCGCTGGGCGGGCGTGCATGCCGGTCGGCCGCCGAATCCCTGGTGACCGGTGCGCTCGCAGTACAGCTTGCGGAACAGGAAGCGGGCCGCCGACAGTCGCTCGGCAAAGCCCTCGTCGCGGAGCCGGCGCTTCTGAACCCATGCCATCGACGGCGCGCCGGACTCACCCATCGCGACGCGAGGCCCGACCTCCTTGAGCCGCAGCAGGAATCGGTCGACGCGATCCGCCGTGACGCGCGGGCGGCCGCTGTTGTTCAGTCGGCGCGTCCGCAGGATGGCCTCGGCGCACGCCCGAAACACGGGATCAGTCCGCCGCTTCCTGATAAAAGCCGGCGCTGACGGCATGCCGGGTTGTTTGCTGATTTCGATAGCGCTCATCGTGGGGAGCAGGCTCAAAAAGGTCTCCCACGCTTCCGGCGCGACGCGGACGCCGCGAGCCCTTCCCCGATTCCCGGCATGCTTTCCCATTGGTCTCACTCTCCATTTCGGCGAGGCGTCGTCGAGCCACGGCGCAGGCATCGGCCGAGGCATCGATGCCGATGGCGCGGCGCCCCATCTTCGTGGCGGCGACCAAGGTCGTGCCGCTGCCGCATGTCGGATCGAGCACGACGTCGCCTGCCATCGTGGCGGCCGCGATGAATTGCTCCAGCAGCGCGACCGGCTTCTGTGTCGGGTAGCCGACGCGTTCCTTGCTGGTTGGGTTCAGGAACAGCTTGTCGATGAAGCCATCGACGACCACTGCGCCCTCGCATGGGTCGCCCTGGATCAATGGGTGTCGCGTCCGGTGTAGTCGCCATTTAGCCGCGCGGGTCAGGCCATAGACGAAGATGGAGTCGTGGACCCTGCCGAAGCTGCGGGCCGTGTTGTGGGCATTCGTCCGCTTCCAGATCACGCCGCCCATGGCCCGCTCAATGCCGAAGACGCCGTCGAGCGCCAACCGCAGATAAGCCGACATGGTGTCGTCGCAGTGCAGCCATAGCGTGCCGGCCGGATGCAGGACGCGGCGAAGCTCGGCAAATAGGAGCACCATGCGAACCAAGTAGGCACGGTCGCGCGGCGCTACGGTGGCCCCTTCGAGGATGCTGGCGAGCACCGGATGGGCGGACGTCATTTGCGCCCACAGGGATTTGCTTTCGTCGTCCCACTTGAACTTGTCGCTGAATCGGCCCGCCTTCCCGACCCAATCGACCTGCGTTCCGAACGGCGGATCGAGATAGATCATGTCGACGGACGCGGCCGGCATGGCACGCAGAACGGAGGCGGCATCGCCATGCCGGACTTCGGCGGCCATGCTCACCCTCCCGTCGTCGGCTTGAAGACGCACCGCACGACGCCGCCGCGGACGCAGACCCACCAGTCCTGATTGATCGACGGATAGAGCCCCTGCCCGACCAGGTGGCGCGGCATCAGGACCACGTCGCCGGCACCGGTCACGATCTCGATCCCGGCCGGCGTCTCGCGGAACTTGGCGGCGTGCTCGCGGCGGCAGTCCGACGGGCCGCAGCAGTGGACGCCGTCGCGGTCGACGTAGCGCGGCTCGGCCATGATCCAGGCGGCGTCACCGTGCGCCATCGCGGTCGTGCACTGCCAGGCCGCCAGAATAGCCAAGGCGACTAGCACAAACACCCGCAGCCCGTTGCCTGGAATGCCGAAAACGACGCCGCTATAGACGAAGAGCGTCGCCATGATTGCCGCCGCCAGCAGCACCAAGAATATGATGACGCTCATCGCCCGGCGTCCCCCTTGATCAAGGCACCCATCACGGGCACGTCGCCTCGAAGCGGGCGTTGAGCGAGCGGGCCCGCGTGTTGCCGGCGCGCACCTCGGTCACGGTCTGCGGCGTGTCGGCCTTGCCGTCATAGGTGATCTCGCGCACCGGGAAGCCCGGCCGCAGCGCCTCGCAGGCCGCGGCAGAGGTCGGCATGGCGGTCACGGGCGGCGGGGCGTCATCGCCAAGGCAGCCGCCCAGCGCCAGGCTAACGGCGCAAGCTGCGATCGTTCGGATCATGGTCGGGCTCCGGTCGGGTTTCGGCTTCGTGGGCGGCTTCGGTCGCGGCGCGGATGGTCGCCGTGCCCGTCTTCAGATCGGTGACCTGCTGTTCGGCGCGGCCTAGCTCGCGCTGGTCGGCCTTGCCGCCGTCGCCCGCCATCAGCTTGCCGAGGAAGCCCAGGGCGGCGGCGGCCATGGTCGCGATCGCGCTCCACATCAGCCCGCACCCGACTTGATCTGCGTCAGTCCGAACTTGGTGAGGTTGCGCAGCAGCTCGGCGATGATGGCCTGGGCGACGTTCGCCGCCTTCAGGCGCGCGGCTTCGTCGGTGTTGGCCGCGGCGAAGATGGCCTCGCTGGACTCGATGGCGGCAGCGGCGCCCGCAAGCCCCTTGTTGAGGATGTCGCCGACGGCCTCGCTGTAGCAGAGCGGCGGCGGCAGGCTCTGGTCGCTGCACACCGGCATCAGGTTGTAGACGCTCACGAGTCCGGTCGCGACCACGAGGCTCATCTTGGCGGTGCCGAACACCTGATCGGCGCTCTCCTGTCGCTCCTGCACGGTGCCGCTGCAGGCCGGCAGGACGGCCATCAGGGCAAGCATCATCGCGGCCGCGAGGGCCGTTGCCATCTTCTTCATCGTTCTCTCCTGGGTTTGAACCGACCGGCGGCCGGCTACTTCTTCGCCTTCTCCACCATCTCGTCGCCCTTCGGCGTGATCGGGACGACCGTCACGTCGGGCAGGCTCTCGACCTTGCGGATCTGGGCCGTCGGGCTGGCGCTCCGGCTGGCGCGCAGGGCGTTGATGATCGGCAGCAACGCCGCGATGGCGCCGACGACAATGCCGAGCCCCTCGCCCAGCTGCTTCACCACCTCGATCACCTTGTCGGCGTCTTCCTGGCCCATGAAACCGAACGCCACGGCGACCACGGTCCCGGCGCCGACGGCGGTGTAGACGTGCCGCATGAAGGCGGCGACTTCGTCCTTGGTGATGGTCATCGGGCGTGCCTTTCGTACGCGTTGGCGATCTTCGGCCCATAGACACCGACGGCGCCGGGGCCGTTGTAGCCGGCGGCGAAAGCGTGCCAGTCCTTGCGCTGCAGGGCGTCTTGCAGAGGCCGGTTCGCGATGATGAACCGCACGAACAGATCGAGCTGGCCGGCTTCGGTGAATGCCGCCGCCTTGAATTCATGGGGCGTCGGGAAACCCAGCGCCTGGTAGTGGAACCCCATGATCTGGAAGAGCCCCCAGCTGGTCGCCTGGATGGCGGCGCGCTCGTCGAGCGCCGAGGCTTCGTCGAACTGTGCCCACGCCTCCAGGCGGGTCTTGGCGGCGACCGACGGCGTCCACTGCTGGCGCGAGATGTGTGGGTGCGATTCGTTGAACCGGTAGCCGGTCAGCTTGCCGAACCAGTGCGCCTCGAGGCGGATCGGCGGGCGGGGATGCCCGGCGATGCTCCACATGGTCTGCCCGCTGGCCTCGACCTCAGCGACCGCCCTAACCGCCGCAACATCGACGCCGAGCTTCTCGGCGGCCGCCTGGTAGTCAGCTTCCGTCATGATGGACCTACTTGGTTGGGATCTTCGTCGAGACGAACAGGACAAGGGCGCCGATCAGGACCAGCGCGATGCCCTGCCCGATCTGCTTCAGGGCACCGTTGCGCACGACGCGGTACATGGCGAAGAGATCGCGGAGACCGCGGATGTGCTCGGGCGCTTCCTCGTCTCCGAGGCCGACGGTCGCGAGCGCCTTCTTGGCGCCTCGCTCCGCGGCATCCTCGAGCATGGCTTCCAGCGCCTCGCGCGGCATGACGACGGGATCGGACATGGCAGCTCCTGTTTGAAGGGCGAACGGCGTTCGGCGTTCAACGTCAGCCGCAGCCGTAGACGCAGGCGATCTGCTTGACCTCTTCCGGCGCGGCGAAGGTCATGTCCTCGCGCGCGCGGGCGACGGAGGTGCTGCGCACGATGTTGTCGGCCTGCTTCATCGCCTTGCCCGGCAAGTCGGAGGCGCAGAGCAGATCGCCCTTGGCGATGTCGCCGCCCTGGCCGCAGACATTGACGCTGCCCTCGCCCACGGCGTTGATGACGACCAGATCGTGCGTGGCGAGGTAGTACGCCCACTCCGTCACCGGCGTGATGCCGTCGGCTTCGGTCATCGCCGCCGGCGCCCATTCGGCGATCGGGGCGTAGCGGTTGACGAAGACGCCCAGCACGCCAGCCTGGTTCGCCGAAGCCGACAGCGTCATCGTGCAGAGGACATCCGATATCGACTTCGCCACGACGGCGTCATCGACCAGCAGGTCTCCGACTTCCGGCTCGACGGCGACCGGTAGCAGGCCATCGTGCGCCCCGGTGAAAGGACCGTAGCCGGTGCCGCTGACGGCATAGACCGACCAGCTGCCGGACCCGCTGGAACGGCCGATATCGGCCGTGCCGCCGGTCGAGCTGGCGCCGCGGATCGCGGTGTTCGGCAACGGCGAGCCGGCCCCGGCCGTGGTCTGCGTCGCCTCGATGGTCCAGCCGCCGGTGCTTTGGAACTTCGCCGCGCCGCCCCCGTCGCCGCCGCCGCCGCCGGTGGTCGATTCGTTGACGGCACGGATCGGGTAGGAGATCGGCAGGCTGCCGGCGATCTGCAGCACCCCTAGCCCGGTCGTGATATCGCCGCCGAACGTCGCTACGGGCGTCGAGACGCCGCCGATGTTGACGTAGGGCGTGATGGCATTCGGGAACAGCCCGTCGCCCCGCATCTCGATCCGGGTGTTGCCGCTGCTGGTGCGCAGGATCGCACCGGTCACGGTGCCCGCCGTGACGGAGCCCATGTCGGCCGTGATCGCCGAGAGTGTCGAGACGCTGAGCTTCGCCGCGGTGACGGCACCGGCCGTGATCTTGTCGGCGGTGATCGCGTTGGTCGCGATGTTCGCCGCCAGGATGGAGCCGTCGACGATGACCTCGCCGCCGCCTTTCTTCAGGACCGAGACCGAACCGATGCGATAGGTGCCGCCGGAGAGATTGGAGCCCGACGACTTGTAGACCTGCACCACGGCCTGAATCGCGGTGGCCGGCACGACGATGTTCGCCGAGGTCGTGACCTGCTCGCTGTAGGAGCTGCTGCTGGCCGAGGTCCAGGTTAGCACGTTGCCGGTGCCGGAGACCTCCGATCCCGCCGCATTCAGGAACTTCAGCTTCACATTGATGCCGACATTCGGCGTCGAGAGCCGCTGCACCACGGCCTTCAGGACGTAGACCTGCGCCGGCGTCACCGTGAAGACGTAGCCGTTCTCGATGATGCCGGACGAGAAGCCGGTGTTGATGAGGAGGTGGTAGCCGGACCCGTTGTAGCCGTTACCCGCCGTGATCGCGGAGTTCGCCCGCAGGTTCCACCCGGCATCGCCGAGGCTGAAGCTGTAGTTCTCGACGAAGTTCGTGTAGTCGGCGATCAGGATCTTTTCCGCCGTGACGGCCGCGGCCGCGAGCTTGGCGGTGACCACGGCGCCGGCCTGCAGCTTCGGCGTCGAGATCGCGTCGTCGGCGATCTGTGTCTCTTCGATCTCGCCGGTGAGCTTCGCTGCAGCCATGTCGGCGATCTGGTCGTCGGTGATCTGGCCGGTGATATCTTCGGCAGGAACGGCGGCGGTCCAGCCGGGGATGCTGGCATCGTAGCGATAGAGCTTCCCGGCGATGAAGTCGCCGTCATTGGTCGTGAGATAGACCATGCGGCCGTCGTAGAGGTCCGCCGTCGGCATCTCGTCGACGATCTCGACCCCGACCTGCGGCTGTTCCTTGGTCGTGATGACCACCACAGCGGCGTTGGTCGAATAGACGCCCGTGGCCGACCGGAACTTGATCAGATAGGTGCCGATCTCGGTCAGCAGCGCGGCGTTCGTCGTGGTCCCGGCCCCGGTGAAGATCGTCGTCGCGGTGGCCCAGGTGGCGCCCGTGGTGACGGCCTCGAAGCGGATCTCGACGGTGCCGTTGCGGGCGCGCTCGTCGACCGCGGCATCCCATTCGAAGGTCGTGAAGCCGGAGACGCCGGCCGTCTGGGTGAAGCCGGTGACGTCTTCCGGCGGCGTCGTATCGCCGCTGACGGTCACGCTCTCCTGGATGAAGGTCGAGCGGCGCTCCACGGTGTTAATCGCGGCGACGCGGACGTGGTAGTAGCCCACGGCGACGTCATCGACGGTCCAGTGGGTTTCCGTGGTGGCGGTGCGGCCGAGGATGTGGGTCTGGTCCCAATCCGTCACCGACTGCAGCTTCATCTCGACCTGGTAGCCGATCAGGAAGCCATCGGGCGACGGGTCCCAGTCGATCAGCAGCCGGCTCTTGACGCCCTGGCCCGGTGCCGTCTCGTAGACCTCCTCCGTCACGGTCAGGTTCGTCGGCGGCGCCACGGTGTTGGCGTCGGGCCCATTGGTGCCGTCGTTGGGATCGACCGGCACCTCTTCGGAGGTCGCCCAGTCGTAGGCCTCCAGCGAGGTCGCCGCCAACTCCAGATCGACGCCGAGGGCATTATCCTCGACCGCGAACGAGGTCGATCGCACTTCAAAGACCTTGTCGGTCCAGCCGTAGCGCTCGTAGGTCAGATAGACCGTATCGCCGGCCTGCACCCGCCAGGCCGAGAGATTGCACGGCAGCGAAACCCGCAGCTCGTGCCGGCTCAGCAGGAGGTCGATCTTGGCGATGCGCTGCGCCATCGACGCCGCCCGCGTGAACGGCAGCATGATGTCGCGATAGATCGCCTCGCCATCGATTGTGGCATAGGATTCCGAGACGATCGGCGGGAAGTCGGCTTCCTGCCAGAACCGGACCGGATCGATGTAGACGCCCTTCACGGCGTTGAAGCGGTCGCGCCGCGAGGTCAGCGTCTGGATCTTGGGCCCGCTGCGGAGATCGTTGGCGGTCAGCGTGATCGTCGGCGTCTGATAGACCCCGGCCAGGATGCGCCAGCGCTCGCCATCGAACGGGGCATGCCCGCGCATGGCGCCGACCAACCGCCCCAGCACTTCCTTTGGCTGGTCGCTGGACTTGAAGGAGCCATAGGTCTCGAACCGGCTCTCATAACCGCCGGCCACGAGCTCGACCTGCTCGTCGCAGGCATTTGCCGCCGCGATCAGCGCGGCCTCGTCGATGCCGGTCGCGTAATCGACCCCGAGCCCATAGGTCGGATCGCAGAGATAGTTCGCGACACAGAGCGCCGAATTGACCGACCAGCCCGTGGTATCGGTGCGGGGGTCATAGACGTCGTTCTTGCCCTTGATCACGGCGGTGATGTTCGGGATGTCGCGGAAGATCGCCTGATCGAATTCCAGCCGGACGTAGAGCCCGGACATGCCGGCAAAGGTGTCGGCCGAAGTCAGGACGGCGCTGCATTCGGCCAGCAGATCGGCGTCGATGGTCTGGCCCGGCGCACCCTTGAACGGGCGGACCCTGACCTTGCCGGCGAACTGGCTGGGCGACGGCACGAAGCCGTTGGAGTCGATGACGAGATCGCCCGGGGCCGCGGAGCCGGCGTTCTCATAGGACACGAAGGCTTCGTCGCCGATCCAGATCTGGGCGAACTGGTGGACCTCATGCCCCGCCATCAGCACGATCAAGTGGAGATACTTGTTGCTGTTGGTGGTGTGCATGAAGCCGAAGACGCCGCCGACGCGGGCCTCGCCATAGATCACCTGTCGCGGCGCCGTCGGCTGCCGGACGTTGATCTTGTTGTCGATGACGGGCTGGCTGGTACCGGGGAAGGTCTGGCCGCGGGCAGAGCTGGCGGGCTTCAGGAGGGCGCTGACGGCGAACGAGATCGCCATCGAGATGATGGTCCCGATCGCGAAGCTGGTTACGGCACCCCAAAAACTTGCCGCGAACACCGCTCCAAAGATGGCGACGGTGATCGGGTCCGCGTGCGCGGGCCCCGCCACCAACACCAGGGCGAGCGCAAGGGAGCCGGTCAGCCGCATGCCGACCTGCCGTTGATGAGCCCATGGTGCATGGCTATGCTCGCTCTATGCTGAAAGTTCTTGCGGCGGCCTTGGCCGCACTTGCCTTGGCGTCATGCGCCGAGGCTTTCGAAGGGCGGGCGCCGATGAGTGACGCCGCATCCGATGCGGCGGGTCGTCAGCTCGCGGCACCCTCACCCGGCAAGGCGGCGCTCTATGTCTTCAGGGCGGACAAGCCTCAGCCGATCGTCTGGACGGTGCTCGCCGGACGGACGACGATCTCCCAGCTCGGCACCATGAGTTGGAGCCGCGTCGAGCTTCTGCCTGGCCAGTACGATTTGCGGTGCGTGGGCGGGCGCGAGGCGACGCCGTCGCTGGTTCTCAATCTCGCCGCCGGGGAGACGCGCTATGTCGATCTCGGGACCGAATGGTGGAAGATCGCTTGCACGCTTAACGAGGTCGACGCCGCGGCAGGGCGAGCCGGAATCGCCGCCGGCAAGCGGGTTCTCGAACTGAACTGATCAGCCCACCTTCCAGACATTAACGGCCCGATCCAGCGGAACATGCTCCAGACCGTTCGGACCCGGACCGCACAGGGTCTGCCCGGTGCAGACGCAGATTGCCGGCCGTCTGTCCTGATCGATCAGCGCGACGTCACCGCGCCGGATCTCGCGCCAGTTCTGAGAAGCCCGTCCCAGTGGCGCGCAAGCTGCCTGCCCAAGGCCGCCGTCCTCTTCGATGACCCGCATCGCCTCCAGCGCCGACGACCAGGACACCGGCCGCATTTCCTGCCCGGTGATCGTGGCCACGGCGCCGAACATGAAGGTCGCACAGTCGTTGGGCCCCCATTCGAAGGGCATGTTCTTTCGCGCCAGCAGGTAGGCCGCGAGCCGCTTTTCCCAGCCCTCGATGCGCCTCATCCCCGCCCCCAGTAGATGACCAGATCGGCATAGCGCGAGATGTACCGCAGGCTGGCATCACCATCGTGCAGCAGCTTCTGGTGCTCATCGGTGTAGCGCCACTCCCGGGCGCGCTCCAAGTCGATCAGCTCGTTCTCGTACTGAAGCGAGATGATCGGTTTCTCGGGGTTGCTGTCGTCGATCTCGCCGACGTCGAGGCGACCGCGGCACATGATCTTCGGCGTCGACACGATGGCGCCGCTCGCATCCAGCAGGCCGAGCCGGATGATGCCGTAGCGCCGGGTCTGCAGCTCCTCCAGCGCCAGTTCGATCTGGTCCGGCGGCGCCCCGGACAGCTTCAGCATGAAGCCGCGGGCCTCGATGCTGTCGGTTTCCTCGACGGCGGACAGCTCCAGCATGTTGCCGAGGCCCAGCCAGTTCTGCGCGTTCCATGCCAGCGTGCCGATGCCGGTCCAGAGATACTGGACCGTCGAGAACTCGAGCTCGAACAGCAGGATCGGCCGGACGACCGGGGCCTGCAGTCCGTTCGCCATGTCAGTGGTGAGGCTGCGACTCACGGCCGGAGGTCCTCGATGGCCTTGATCGTGAGCCGCTCATAGACGCTAGCCGGACCGATGGTCCATTGCGGCGTCTCCGTCAGCATGAAGCGGCCTTTGGCCCCACTGTAGGTCAGCGCCGAGGACGACAGCGCCGCCCGCAAGGAGGGCCAGATCTCGCAGGACGGCGTCGAGCCCAGGGTGACGTCGACCATGACCTTGTGCAGCCACCGGCTCGAGCCAAAGCTGATCCAGTCGCCGGCCAGCAGGGTTCCGGTGCCGCCGCTCAGCGTGATCGTATGCGATCGCACCGAGCCCGTGGCGGTGACCGATCCCGAAACCGTCCCGCGCGGGGAGGCCCCGGCCGGATCGCCCATGGTGAAGGACCCCACCGGCCCCCGCATCGACGTGAAGAACGCCACCCACGGTTCGGCCGTGGCGCGGTCCATGGGGTCGAAGCCGATGTCGGCCTCCCACCGCTCGGCGCCGGGCCATTCGTAGACCTGCGGCACCAGCGAGAATGGCGAGACGTTCATGCCGACGACGTTGCTCTGCCGGATCGTGATCTCGGACGGACCGCGATGCGTCAGGAACGCGCGGGGAAAGGTGATGGCCATCAGCGGAACACATCGTCGAGGCCGCCACGCTTGCGGCGGTTGATGAGCGCGGCCTGCGCGCCCTCTTCGGCAGACTTCTTCACGTTGCGCATCCCCGAGGCGAATTGTTGGGTGGTGACGAACTCACCGACGTGCACGGTCTGGTTCACGATCACGGTGGTGTTCTCATTGGCTGCAGCACCGCCGTGCATCTGGACGCCGAGGCTGCCGTTCGGCCCGCGTCGCAGCGGCATGATCGCTTCCGGGCCGGCCTCGCCCATGACGCCGCGCCGACCGCCGGACATCGGGAACATCGTCGGGCTGGTGACCATGCCGCCCGATGCGAAGGGGACGACGTTGCCGTGATGGAAGGCGGCGCCGTGGGCGAAGGTGAAGCCAGATCCCGCGGCCACTCCACCACCACCGCCGAAGATAGAGCCGATGAGCCCGCCGAGGCCGCCACCGGCACTGCCACCACCCGGGAAGGCGGCTTCGAATAGCTGCGCCGCCGCCATCTCGATCAGCTTTTCCGCGATCCGGTTCAGCGCGTTCATGGCGGCGTTGCCAAAGGCTTCCCACACCGTTTGGCCATTCATCAGGCCTTCGCGCATGTCGGAGAAGAAGCCCTTGAAGACCTCGCGACCGAGCCCGACCATCTCGCCCAGCTGCTGCGTGCGGGCCTTCGCGGCGGCCATCGCATCGGCCGACTGCTTGATGGCGTCGACCTGGTCGGGGGTCAGTTCGATGCCGGCGCGGCGGGCCTCGTTCAGCATCTCCGTCGAGAACCGCAGCGCATCGGCAGCTTCGGCCGACATGAACAGCGCCTGCTGTTCCATCTCCTGTGCGGCAATGAAGTCGGCCGACTTGGTCTTGGCGTCGTCCATGAACTTCGCCGTGGCGAGCGCATTGTCGGCCTCGGCCATGGCGCCGGCCATCTCGCGGACAGCCGCTTTCTGTGCCTCGGACAGCGTCTTGCCGTCACCCGTGGCCTTGTTCAGCAGTTCCTGTTCGTGACGCAGCCGGGCGGCGACCAGCACGGTTTCGCCCACGGCCGCGGTCTCGGCCTTCTTGGTCAGGACGTACTCGCGGGCGGATTCGATGGCCTTGGCGTAGGGGTCGGAGCCGCCCTTTTTGCCGGTGGCTGCCGACGGGCCTACGCGCGGCGCCCCGACCACGACCGGCGGCATATTGAACGGGTCCGGCTCCGGGATGACCTGCGCGAGCTTGGTGTACTTGTCGATCTCGGCCTGTATCTCCGACTCGCGGCCTTCGTTCGCAGGGTTGCCGCTGGCCAACTCACGCTTCAGGCTCTCCAGCCTCCGCTCGGCCGCCTCGGCGGGCGTCTCCAGGCGAAGCCCTCCCATGGTGTTGTGGCCGTATCGACCGCCGAAGATGGCGTCGAGCTTTTCGAGGAAGGAGGCGTCTTTCGGCAGGCCGGCGAGCGCGCGGTTTGCCCGCTCGGTGTTCGCCGCCAGTGTCTCCATGAGAGAGCCGATGCCGCCGATCGCCGAGGCAATCGTCGGCGAAATGCCGAGCAGCTTGTCGGCCTGCCCGATGAGTTTGATCCACGATGTTTCGAGGTTGGTCGATGCCTGGGCAACCGTCAGGCTCATCCCCTCGGCCTGCCGCTTCGTTTCTTCGAAGCCCTTGAGAAGGCCGGCAAAGAACTGCTGCGAAGTCACCCGTCCGTCGGCAACGGCGGCGCGGAGCCTGGCCACCGAGCCACCCATGCCGTCGATACCGCGTGCCGCCGCCTGCGCGATGGGATAGGCACCCTCAAGGATCGAGTTGAATTCCTCGGCGCGGACGATTCCGGAGCCCAGCGCCTGCGAGAGCTGCAGCAGGGCACCCGACGCGGACTCGCTGGAGCCGCCCTGCACGCGAAGGGCCGCCGTCACGCCGTCCGTGAATTGCAGCAGCTTGCCTTGATCGGCCCCGAGCTCGCCGGCCGCCATAGAGGCCCGGCTATAGAGTTTGCCCAGCGCCTCGATCTCGACGCCGTTCTTTTGGGCAGACGCGAACAGAGCCGACTGCACCTCGTCCATGTTGCTGCCGGCGACGCCTGCGACCTTCAGCTGGTTCGTGAAGCGAGTATAGGCATCGGCCGCTTCCACGACGGCCCGTGCGCTCACGTAGCCGGCGGCCGTCGCGGCGAGGCCACCCAATCCACCGCCCATGAGCGGAAGCCCCGTTGCGCCCTTGCCGGAATTCGCCAGCAGCATGGCGCGCTGGCGGCTCGCATTGTTGGACTCGATGGCCGCCTTCTGCGCTTGCAGTGCCGCAACGGATGCCATGATCGCCCGGCCTTCGGCGGACGCCTCAGCCACACCAGCGCGACGGAGGATGGCATAACGCTGCTGCGCTTGGGCGCTGCGGGTCAATTGCTGGCGTTCGAACTCGAGGTCGCGGATCGTGCGTTGGACGCGCTTGGAAAAGTCTTCCGTCGCCCGGGCCGCGGCAGAATTCGACGTGCCCCAACGTTGGGCCGCTCGCTCAGCGGCAGCGGCCGCGGGCACCATCTCGCGCAAGGCCGCCGTGGCCTCCCGCGCGGACTCGAACTTCACCTCAAGCGACAGACTCGCGACTTCAGCCACTGGCCTCTCCCTTGGTTCGTTTGAAGACCCGCCGCTTGCCGATCCCGCCGAGGATGGCGCGGACGCCGGCGCCGTCGCTCGATGCCGCCGAAACCCTCGCGGCCTGGCCGCTGGGTGGACCCGGCTTCGATGCCGGCCGCAGATAGATCTCGTCGAGCGCTTCCACGACGCCGATCTCCCACGGCGCCAGCCGGACACCGGACAGCCGCGTGAAGGCGTCGATATCCTGCCAGCCGACGGGCTGCGGGCCGGCGAACCCCGCCGGCGCCCGCCGTCTCAGCCGCAGATAGGTCTGCCAGAGGTAGAACAGCTCATCGGGGAACGGCGGCAGCTGTAGTTCGGCCTCGATCTCGGCCAGCACGTGCGCGGCGCCCTTCGCTTCGGCCCGCTCCCGGCGGGCGACCAATCTGGCGTGGCGGCTCTGCCCGGTGCCGTCGGCCTCCGCCAGATGGAAATAGCGCTCGGCGTAGGCGGTCAGACCTTCGGCGAGCGCTTCGTAAAAGAGTTGTCGTCGAGCAGGAAGTCCATGGCCTGGGTGACCATGTAGACCCGGCCGGGATCGCCCAGCAGCTTGCGGGCATTATCCGGCGTGAAGGGCCAGGGCTCGCCGCCCATGGTCAGGCCGGACCAGCCGATCATGCGCTCGATGACGTAGGCGATGTTTTCCTCGAGGAAGTTCTCCTCCGGCGCCACCCACTTCTTGCCGTTGACCTGGGCCTGCTGCATCAGCTTCTTCCGCTGCGTGGCCTCGCGCCCGATGCGCGCGGTCTGCGCCACGCCGCGCTCGTGGCCGGGGCCGGCGAAGGTGAAGGTGACATCCGTCGGCTGGCCGCCCTTGTGCACCGTCATCACCGACTCGGTGAGCATGTCGAGATCGTCGAGGTCCATTGTGTCGCCCTGTTGGAATGCCGGATGCCGGGTTGGGGCCGTCGCCCCGGCGAACGACGGCCCCGTCTCTCGCGAGAGAGGTCGATCAGTTTGGGTAAACCCACTGCTTCCGCAGTTGAATGTTGCTGATCTGTGTCGGCGTCACGCCAAAGCGCTTGGCCAACGATCTGCCGGTTTCGATGCCTCGTCGGCTTATGATCTCTTCCACGGCAGATCGCGCCAATTTGGCGTGGCCGTTCTTCTCGCCGCGCGGGTCAGTGCCGTGCAGCATCCTGTCGGCTGCGTTCTCAACCTTTGTCGCCCACCGGAGATGCCAGCGGTTGACGCAGGGGCGATTGCCACAGGAATGGGCGGTCTCGTGTTCGGGGCTGGGCGGCGGTCCGTGGGCTTTCTCGCAGACATACCGATGCGCGAGCATTTCGACATTGCCGCCCAGAGACATCTGAGCGTATCCATTGGCCATCTTGGCAAATGGAAACACCAAGCATCGATCCTTTTCCGAACACGCTACCGCGTGGAGATCTAGCCACTTCTTCCGGCCGCGCCGGTCAAACAGCGGATCACCATGCCTGTACCATCTCAGATAGTGACCGCCACACCAGCCACGCTTGATAGCCGCCTTGCCGCAATTCGGGATTGCACATAAACGGGATGCAGCCATTTCAGCCTCTTGCGCAGGTTGGAGTGGTTAGAGGCCGCCGAGTGTTTCCAGCACCCGGCGGCCTCGCTCATTGTAACTGACTTACGATCCCGTGGGATCGGTCTGGTCAGTATAAATTGAAGTATTCACGCCGAGGTTGAACGTCCGCTTCGTGATGTCCTGGACGCCGCCGATGTTGGACGGGCGCGACATCACCATGCCGCCGAAATAGTCCGTCGTCGGCGATGCCGTTCCGTCGGCGGCGTCGTTGTAGACGAGCTTGAAGGCGTAGTTGAAGTCGGTCTTTTCCGCCGCGATCATGGCGAGCTGGCCGTCGTCGAGTTCGTCCTTGCCGCAGACGATGGTCATGGTCCCGGCATCGCGCGTGGTCTTGAACTTGCGTACGCGGCGATCGGCCACCGAGGCGAAGGTCGCCACCTCGGAATTGTCGCCGAGATCGCCGAAGCTTTCGATCTCGCCGACCTCATCCCAATCGCCGCTGGAGATCAGCTCGAAATAATCGAGCGCCGCCGATTCGGACAGCGCGCCGACCGTGTCGGGATTGAGAACCGGGCCGATGTAGAATCGCGCGCCCGCAGTCTTGCTTACCGCCATTGGGGTCTTCCTTTCATGGCATGAAAAACCCCGCACGGCAGCGGGGCGGTTGATCCCTGTCGGAGCAGGGAATGTTGGTGAATCTGAGCGCGTCAGCCCTTGGGCGCGTCCGGCGGCTTGGCCTTGGCCTTCTCTTCTTCAAGCGCCTTGGTCAGTTCTTTGACCTTGGCGTCGAGCGTGATGGCCTGGGCGCCCAGGGCGATGATCTGCGCATCGCGTGCGCTGAGAAGTTCGCGGGCGATCGACAGCTTCGGATCTTCGGCTTGTTGCTGCGCGGCGACGGCAAGCGGAAACGCGAGCGCGACAAGGATCGCGGCGAGAGTGCGGATCATGCTGGCGTCCTCGGTGGCTAAAACGTCGAAAGCGCGGCGCGCTTCACGGTATTGGCGGCCGTGCAGACATAGAGATAACTGGCGTCCCATACGATCTGTCCGGCCGTGCAGGTCTGATTATTCACCCAGGTCGTGAGGGTGGTGATGCCGAGCACGCCATTCACCTCGAAGTCGGCATTGGGGGCGCTCGTCTTGATGCCGACTTTGCCGGCCGGCGTGGTGCTCGTTGGCAGGCTGGTGCCGAAGATCAAATTTCCGATGTTCAGGAAGTTTGCAGTGCTGCTGGCGAGAACATCAGCGTAACGGCCGACTACAATGTTGTTGCTTCCCGTGGTCAGCGTGGGCGCGACGTCACTGCCAAGCAGCGTGTTGTTGTCGCCGGTCGACAGCAGATTGCCCGCCGATGCCCCGATAAGCACGTTGCGATCTGCCCCGGTGGCGTTCTGTCCGGCGCGATAGCCCAACGCGGTGTTGTTGAAGCCGGTGAGGGCGGCGTAGCCCAATGCGCCGGAACCGACCGCCGTGTTTTGCACGCCGGTAGCTCCCGTCTTCATCGCTTGGTAGCCCAACGCGGTGTTGTCGGCTCCGGTCGTGTTGGCGTTCAATGCCTGATAGCCGACGGCGACAGCCGCCGTACCGCTCGTATTTAACTGTAGCGTCTGCGCGCCGATGGCGACGAGGAAGCTGTTGGCCCCCTGCGCATTCACGAGGGCTTGATATCCAACCGCGACGTTCTGCTGCCCCGTAGACAGGGGCGTGCCGACGTTGCCCGCCATCGCCATCGGGCCGAGGGCTGTGTTGTAGTTGCCGCCCGTTGGATATTGGTAAGACAGCGCGCCGTAAGACGTGTTGTATTGGCCAGCCGCCTGAGCGTTCTGAGACACATGCCCCATGGCCGTGTTTCTGAACCCAGTCGTGATGCCGAAGCCGGCGTTAAGCCCAACCGCGGTGTTTTCCGCGGCGGCGCCCTGGACGTTGATGCAAGAGGCCTCGCCGACGCAGGTGTTGCCATCCCCCGTCAGGGCGACTGGCGTGACCTCGCCGCCCTTGCCTGAATAGTTGCCGACGAAGGTGTTGTAGTTGCCGGTCGTAATCTGGCCGCCGGCTTTGTAGCCGAAGCTGGCGTTGCTGATGCCGGTCGTGATCTTTGCGCCGGCCTGCGCGCCCACTACGGTGTTGGTGTGCCCGGTGGTGGCCACTTCCAGTGTTTGAGCACCGATAGCGACATTTGAGCCGGTGCCGACATCGACTAGCAGAGACCGAGAGCCAAGGGCGACGTTCGCGGTCGACCCGTAGTCGGAAAGGTAAAGGCCGCCGGCGGCGCCGAACATCAACGGCTTTGCGTCGGGCGTCCCAACAGGAAACGTTTGTGTGCCGGAAAAGGTATTGGCGCCAAGGATGGCGAGCGTACCCGAGGTCGGCAGTGTGATTCCGGTGATGCCCGTGGTCGTGATCGTGAGCGCGTGGTTGCCGCTCCGGGTCAGCGTCGCCGCGGCATTGTTGGCGACACCGCTGCCGCCGTTCGCGGGCGACAGGATGCCGGTGACGGCGGTCTCCAGTGGCAAGGTGGTAATGACCGAGCTTCCGCCTTGCCCATAGGCCAGCGAGACCGAAGCGAGCAGTGCGGCGAATGCCGTAAGAAAGCGCCTCATCACACAGCCTCCCAGACATTCACAATCTGCCCGTTCGTCCCCTTCACGGTGACAATCCCGGTCGGGCAGTAAACTCCGGTGAAGAAATAGTCGTTGCCGGCGAAAATCGGCCGGCCCGTGTTGGCGGCGACGGTACCGCCCGCGATATCGACATCGATCTGAGCGTTGCCGACCCGGTTGACCACAATGAAGCCGACACGGGCGGCATTCGCGGCAAGCAACTGATCCGAGTTGCCGGTCAGCGTGATGGTTGTCTTTGTCCAAGTAGCTTGGCCGATGACCTTTTGCGGCGCCGTACTCTCAACCAGGGCGACCTTGAGGTTGCCGGAGCCCGTGAGGGCGGCGGGGAACAACTCGAGCAGGTCGTCGATCGTCGATATTTCCCGCGTGGCGCCGGTGGCGTCTTTTACGTTGATCGTCATCGGGGCGACCTCAGATCAATGGGAGATACTGGGAGTTTCTGGAGAGGGAAAAGTCGAGCTGGGCAAAAGTGGACAGGTCAACCATCGACGCAATGCAATCGTAGTAGACGTCAACACGGACACTCCATGTTGCGTCAGCCTTCACGGGCGCCATGACGTCCGGCGCCCTCTGAATGCGAACTTTTACGCCGTCGCCATAAAGCGCGAGATCGGCGTCAAAATGCTCGGCGATGCCGCCGGCCAGTTCTGTCGCCGTGGTCGCGCCTCCGTTCAACGGAGTCACAACAGTGAGCTGCAGGATGCCTTGCCACAGCTGTGGGGCGACGGATCCGATGAACAGCCTGGTGGTGCTGTTCGGGAGATGATCGATCCGGACATACGGGCCATTTGGCTTAAAATATTTGTTTGGCCACGCCAGCGGCGGATCCCCGAGAAGATCAAGGGTGACGACGCGGCCGAACAGAGCGGCCTCAATGCTTGCTTCAATACTCATCGCCCGCCCCTCACCGCCCGCACGGCATCGGCCACGATCTGCTGCCAGCGCTGGGCCGCTAGCCGCAGCATGCCGCGCTCCGGCTCGATCTTGTGCGCGTACGGGGCGCGAAAGCCGAGCCACGTCGTCTGCCCGAGCTCGACGCCCGCCACGGCATTGTTGATGGCGTCATCGGGATCGCGGAACTTCTTGACCTTCCAGTCGATGGTCGGCGGGCCCAGGGTCGAGACCGTGCGGGAGTTCCGCAAATTTCCCGTGACCACGGGAGTCTTGTCGACGATGGCCTGGTCGAGCCCGCGCAGCGCGTGATGCAGGACATCAGTTTCGGCCTGCTCGGCGTCGCGCGCGAACTTGGCGACGGCATCGGTGAAGCCCATCGCCATGGCGGCTCCCTCCTACGAAGAAATGAACATGTGATAACGAACCGCAGGACCGGCGGCAGGAACGGCGTCGATCTTCTTGATGGTCTTGATCTCGCCATCGATCGCGAGGGTGTCGGTCATCAGCGGGACCAGATCGACGACGGTGCCATTCAGCGTCGCCCGGGGCGACGCGATGACCATGCGGTCGGTGGCGAGTACGGTGGTGCCGTCGGCATATTCCCCGGCGGTGCCATCGGCGCGGGCATCCAGGGTGTAGACGGCGGTTGAGATCACGGCGCCGGGCTGCCACGGCGTCGAGGGATCGAGGTCGGCGCGGGTCACGCGGGTCAGGGTCACGGTGCCGGTGTTGAGACGCGACAAGGCCCCCGCGGTGCGGTCACGGGCGAAGGCGTAGGGGTCGGACATCAGGCGAAGGCCGGTGGCGCCTTGAGGCCGAGGCGCTCCAGCATGTCGAGCAGCGGGCGACCGAGGCCGGAGGAATCGATGGCGTCGCCGCCGATGGTGTTGAAGCTGCCGGACCAGATGCCCGGGAGGTCTTCGTTGCGCAGCAGCGGGTTCACCGAGGACTGCGCATGCGCCAGACGGACCTGGTCGGCGATGGCCTGCACCAGATCGGCTGGCGGCGGGTTCTCGTCATCATCGGCGATCCAGCCCGCGGTGTAGTCGACCACGATCTCGTCGAGCGACCATTCCGCCCCGATGCGCTCCAGCACCCCGGCGCCGAAGACGCGGAAGGTGACGCCCTCCTCCAGTTCTGCCCCGGCCTCGGTGATCTCCACGGCGGTGATCGGCGTCCGCCACGGCAGGATCAGTTGCGGACCGCGCGTGAAACCGCGGGCGCCGTAGTCGCTCACCACGAAGGCCGGCCAGGTCGCGCGGACCTCCTCCTGCGCGAAGGTCGGCGGCAGCGCCCGGTAGCGGGCCAGACGGCAGCTGCTGGCCATGGAAGCCAGCACGGCGTCGAGCCGCAGACCCAGGGTGTCGTCGTCGAGGGCACCGGACCCTGTCGAAGGGATGCCGCTCAGCGCCCGCACGGTATCGAGGTCGACGAAGCGGCGCGCATCGGCGTCGGCGGCCGTGGTGACGGCGAAGGTCGGACGGTCGGAACTCACAGCTTCACCTTGGCCGGGCCCTTGGGGGCCTCACCGTCCTTGCCGTCGCGACCCCTCTTCACGATGAGAGACCAGGCGTCGCTGGATTCCGGCCGGTCTTCGGTGTCGCGCTTCGCCAGCCAGATCGAGCCGCCCCAGGTCACGATGGAGCCGGCCTTGTGCGGGCCCTGTTTCCAGACGCCGCGGTAGTGGTCGGCCAGGGTCGGTTTCGCGAGCGTGAACTCCTTGACCGCATCGCCGCGGACGAAGCGCAGGGTGAAGGCGTCATCACCGTCGATGACCTCGAAGTCGTCGAGGCCGAAGGCGTCCCGGCCGGGTGCACCGTCCTTGCCGATGACAACACCCAGTGACTTCGTGGCGCCGTCGGTCAGGGTCAGGACGAGATTGTCGTCGCGATCGATCAGGGCGCCGGCAAGACCAACACCATCCTTCGGGGCCGGGATCTCGGCGACGGCCTTAGCGACGGCCTCCTCGATCAGCGGCCGGACATCGTCGACCGAGACGCTCGAGCCGTCCAAACCGGGCGCGCCGGGTTCCGCCGGAGGCACCAGAGCGGCGACCTCCTCGGCGGTCGGCATCTTGACCAGAGCCGCCACATCCTCGGCCGCGGGGGCCTGCGGTAGCGCCGCGACAGTGGTTGCGATCTCGGTCTTGATCGCCCCCTCCAGGCGCCGCGTCACATCGGCGGCCACGGCCTCGAGATCGGGTTCGGCAGGCGCGGCCGGCGGCGGCAGGTCCGCGATCTGGCGGGCCACCTCTTCTGCAACGGCAGCCTTGACGGTCTCGGGATCGGCGTCCTTGCCTGGCGCCGGGGCCGGAACAAAGGCGGCCACCTCCTCGGCAGTCGGAACGGCAGGCAGCGCAGCCATGGCCTCGGCGACGGCGGTCTTGACGGCCTCGGGGTCGACCTGTGCGACGGGCACCAGCGCGGCGACTTCCTCGACCGTGGGAACAGGCGGGGCGGCCGCAAACGCTTCGGCGACCAGCGGGCGGACATCGTCCAGGGTCACGCTCTTCCCCGCCTCGGCCGTCGGCACCAGGGCGGCGACCTCTTCGGCCGTCGGCGGCTTCGGCAGCGCAGCCACGATCTCCTCGACGGTCGGCGCCGCGGGCAGGTCGCCGATCGCCTTGCGCACGGCGGCCGCGACCACGGCATCGACATCCGGCGGCCCGGCCAGCGCGGCCTTCGCCGCAGCGAGTTCCTTTTCCGCCGCCGCCAGACGCTCCAGCACCGGCGCGAGGGCCTTGCCGAACAGCGCCACGAGGGAAGGCGCGATGCCGTCCATGAGCATCAGGACATCGCGTTGCTTCATCGTCCGGCCTCCATCAGGGCGCCGACGGCCTTTTCCAGGCGCCAGGCGGCGAGAGACTTCGCGTCGTCATCGTCGAGTTCCGGATCTTCCGGCGGGTCCACATCGGGCGGCGGATCGCGCTCCGGCTGCGGCTTCTCCGTCGCGAACGGGTCTTCCTGGGCGTCGCGCTTCGCCAGCGCCTCGAGCGAGAAGTCCTGCTGCTGGCGATAGACCGCATCGCCGCCGGCGACCTTGGGCAGGCCGAGACGGCGACGGCCCTCGTTCGGCTTCAGATAGTTGCGGCCCTTCTCGAGGACATCCATCAGCATCGCGGTGTCCATGCGAAGCAGATTGTCGGTATCGAACTCGACGCCGAGATCGGGCTTGTCGCCGAGGCCGAGACCGTCATCGAGGCAGCTTTCCGCCTCCTCGATCAGCGACTGCAGCGCCTGGGTGTAGTAGCGAAGCGTCCGCTCCTGGGCGTTGCCGGTGTTGGGTTCGGCGCCGGCGCCGATCATGAAGGCCGGGACGTGGTAGACCGCGGCAACCTGTTCGGACGACCATTTGAGCTGTTCGACGAGCTGGCTGTCGCGGGCGGTCACCGACATCGCCTCGAACTTCAGGGCGCTACCCAAGACGGCGACGCGGCCATAGTTCTCGCCGCTGAACTTCTTCTCCCACTCGGTCTTGAGGCGCTCGACGTCCTCGTCGCTGATGTTGCCGGGCGCCGTCAGGATGCCGCTGGGATTGGCGTTGTTGCGGAACAGCCGGACGGACTGCTGCTGGATGTTGATTCCCTGCGTCGCCGCCAGGGCCGCGGCATGGATCGGTGCCACACCTACCAGCGGGTGACCGAGGCAGTTGAAGCGGTCGTGGATGATCTCCGTGGCTGGTACGGTGACCTGCTCCGGGAGGCCGTTCAGTTCGTCCGTCGACAGCTGGTAGAACACGCTGCCGTCCTGGGCGATGAGCGGCTGCACGCGCGTCGGGTCCAGGACATAGAGGCCAACAACGACACCGCGGTTGTCGCGGTCCTTCAGCGCATAGGTGTTGCCCTTGCCGAGCTTCGACAGGAACCACGACTCCCAGAACTGATTGCGGGTCTGGTAGTGGTTCGGCTTCCGCAGCACCGGGCTAAAAGCCGGGTTCACGGTCTCGATCCAGATCTCGTCCGGTGTCTTCTGGATCAGCCGGACCGAGAGCTTGGCGATGTCGCGCGCGATCAGGGTGACGCAGGCGAAGTTGGCGTAGTAGCTCGCCGCCGTCGTGGCGTTGACCTCGATGTTTCGCTGCCAGTAGCCGGTTTTGGCCTCGCGGATGATCGGGAACCAGCCGCCATTGCTGCTCGGCATCTGGTAGGTCTTCCTGCGGAACAGGCCGCGGACGCGATCAAGCATCGACATGCGCGCCCCTTTCCATTGCCGGGTAGTGCCGGGCGACCAGCGGGTCGTCGACTTCCCAGGGTTTGCCGACGGCACCGGCGAAGAACACGACACGCGCCTCGGTCACCCGTCGCGTCGGCGTCCAGAACCGGACGCCATCGGCCGCGCCCCAGGTCTTTTCGTTCGGGATCGCCGAGGCAATCCAGGCCTGATCGGAGCCGAGATGCTTCAGCCCGGCGAGGACTGCCTTCTCGCGGGTGAAGGTGTCGAACACCTGCGGCCGCGCGCCCAGCCGCAACATCATCAGGGAGCCGTTGTAGCGGCGGCTCGTCGCGGTCCCCTTGGCGATGCGGAAGTCGTCGTCGGTATCGAACAGCGGGTCGAGCGAGTCGGCGATGACGCAGTCGAGATCCATGGAAACGACGCGCTCGGCGTGGAGCCAGTCGGCGGCACTGCGCTCGAACATCGCCAGTCGACGCAGGCACTGCGGCTTCCGCGCGCCCCAGGTCGGCAGACGGACATCCTCGAAATCGCCCGGCGGCGGGATGATGCGGATGCCGGGATCGATACCGGCCGGCATGTCGGTGACGACCGCGATCTCATGCTCGAGCGTCAGATGGCGCCGGACCATCGCAGCCCAGGCGTTGACGTGCCGCGCGGCGTAGGTGGTCCGGCCTCCGGGCTGGGCCCAGAGCCATGAAATCGCTGTCAGCATCAGGCCGCGGCGAGTTCCGGCCGGTGCAGCTTCACCCACTCGAAGAACATCGCCTTCTGTGGCGCGCCCCGGAAATGCAGCACATGCGCCTCGGCGTAGGGTTCCTCTGCCGACAGCGGCCGCTCGTTCCAGATCGGTTCCGGCAGGAAGCGCACAGTCAGGCCGTGGCGCTCTTCCTTGCCCCAGAGATCCTTGGGCCGCGGGCGAAGGACCCGCTCCCATGACGCCATGTCGTCGCAGGTCTTCGCCGGAAAGGCGCGGGTGCCGTGGGCGACGCGATCGAACAGCGGGATCAGCTTTTCGCGGCTGGCGGCCGGGACATGGATGAACCCGTTCATGATCCAGAGCTTGCGGTGCGGGAAGGTGCAGATCGACAGATCGGCCGGCCGCAGGAAGGGCCGGAAGTCGTGAAGGACGAGGCAGTCGGCGCCGACGAAGACGGTGTCGTCATCCGGGTAGCGGGTCGCGCGCACCCATTCGGCCTGTGCCGCCGTCGTGGCCTGCAGCAGGTTGCGCGGCAGCTGCGTGGCAAAGAACTCCAGGCCCTGCGGCAGCATCTGCGACGACTTGAAATCCGTCAGCACGACGTGGCGCATGCCGGCGGCGCGGCAGGACCGGTCGAGGATCTTGAGCATGCCGATGTAATCGGCGGCATCGGGGAAATCGGCGGGCCTGTGGCACCAGAATGACGCAACGACGGTGTCCTTCATGCGTGTCTCGCGAACTCGCCATGGTTGTCATCGCGAAACCTCGCCGCAGCAGCGGCAGCTTCCTCCAGAGTGGAAAAGAGACCGAGGTGATAGTGCTTTCCGTGCATAGCGCCTTGAGCGGCGAAGCGCCCGTTCGGTCGGACATAGACGCCTTTAGCACCAGATCGATTTCTGACGCTGATTTTCTGGTTGAAGAGATTCTCGGACTGGGTGCAAGCCCGCAGATTACTCCGACGGTTGTTGCTCTGGTCTCCGTCTATGTGATCAACGCGAGGCCTTTCAACACTCACGCGACACAGCATGCGATGGAGATAGACATGCTTGGTCCTGCCGTCCTCGCGATAGCTGGCCTTGGCGTAGCCCGTCACGTCGCGGCACCAGCCAAACCCACGCAACATCGAGACATCTTCGGTGTCGATCACAAACGCCGCACCCGACGCAAGCACAAGCTTTGTGCTGCCGTCGCCCAAATCCTCGTACCTATTGGTGTTTGGCTTCGGCATTAGAATAGCCCCTGTCTCTTCGCCCAGGCGAACATCATCTTTTTCCGCTGGCGGCCCCGAAAGTGCAGCAGGACGGCATCCTTGCAGGGATCGCCGGGCCAGCGGGGGCAGTCGTTGAACCGGCGCATCGGCAGGAACGCGACGCGGAGACCGGCGCGCTCTTCGATGACGGGTGGCATCGGGACCGGATCGAGTTCGACCACCAGGGCGCGCTGGTCGTCGCGCCACTCAGTCCCGCAGCGATCAGCGACGCGCCTGTAGAGGGCGGAAACCTGACCTAGCGCTCGCCGCCGGATGTACATGAAACCATTGTTGATCGCGTCGAGGTGCGGGCGCGGTCGACGCGAGGTCACACACAGGTCGGCATCCGGCAGATGCGGCCTCGGGTCCTGCAACAGGATCGAGTCAGCTCCCACGAACAGGACATCGCCAAACCACGCCGGGGCGTTCTCCAGAAAGTGCGCCTGCGCCTGAGTGGTCGCCTGCATCACGTTCCTCGGGAGGTCCGAGGCGTAGTGCTCTATTCCAACCGGGACGAGGCCCGCGTCGGCCGTGGCGTGGTCTGTCAGCAGGATATGCCGGGCGCCGAGCCGGTCACATGACCGCTGCAGTATCTCCAGCATGGCCGGATAGTTTGCCGCGTGAGGGTGTTCCTCGGGGCGATAAACCCAAAACGAAGCGACCGTCAGATTGCTCACTGGCGGGCCTCACTGGTCGATACGTAGCGTTGCGTTGCGAAACGACACGCCGCGCCGCGCCGCGATAAAGTGCGGGACGATGCGTGGCAGAAATTATCGAAACAATCGTTGCGATGCGAAGCGGCGCGTGGCGCGGCGGCACGCTACGGTGCGAAGCGGTGCGTTGCGCGGCGCTGTTAACCTACTGCAGCGACTTCCTTGTCGTCCGCATCTTCTTGAACAGGTCGAGCGTCTGTTTCATCGGGATCGGCCCGTCGGTCACATTGGCCGACTTTTCGACCCGGTTCTTGAATGCCCGGCTGGCTGCCTGATCAATTGCGCCAAGGATGGCGCTGCCGATCCAGAAGGCCATGCGCTGCTCGCCGGTCAGGTTCTGGACGTTGACCGCGGACTGGCGCTTCTTCGCCTTCTTCGCGATCCGGCGGGTCTTCACGATGGGCTCGCTGGTCGCCAACGTCGCCACCTGCGCGTCGCTCGCGCGCTTCAGGCCCGCGCCAGTCTCGACCACGAATATGATGCCTTCACGCTCAAGGATGCGGCGAGCCGACGCGAGAACGTGGCGGCTCTTGCCGGTGATATCTTCGCGGCCGGTAGCCTCGGCAATTGATGCGTAGCTGATCAGCTCGCGGCCTTTGTTGTCGCGCAGGAAGTCTGCGCAGGTCTCGACATCCGGAGATGCCTCAAAGCGGGGCTTCGTCATGGGGTCCTGATTGCTGGAGGATAGGACGATGCGTTGCGGGGCGTTGCGGCGCGTGGCACTGCGATACAATGCGTTACACAGCGCGGCGCTGAGCAGCGCAGAGGAACGCCGCGATGCGGTGCGCGGTAGAGCGGTGCAGCGAAATTCTCTTAAACAATCGATGCGTTGCGTTGTGGTGCGATGCGCCGAGTAGCAGTGCGGAGAAACGCGCCACGTAGCAATGCGATGCGCCGCGAAGCAGGACGTGGCGCCACATTGCGGCACGCCGCGGTGCGCCGCGTTGGAAGTTCTCTCTTATGACTAAAACAATCGATGCGTTGCGGGACGAGACGCTACGGCGCACTACGCGGCGGGGCAGAGCGTTGTGGTGCGGCGCGCTGCGGTGCGAAGCGGGGCGTCGCGGCGAAATTCTCTTAAACAATCGTTGCGTTGCGGGGCGGAGCGCGGCGGGGCGACGCGATGCGCGGCGGTACGTCGCGAAGCGCTGAGCCATGTAGCGTAGCGCCACATTGCGTTGCGCTGCGGGGCGCGGCGAAATCCTCAGACCTCTTTGACGCTTTCTACCGAAAATCGGCCATAATATCCATTATTCCGCGGCCTAAACCTCCCGATACCGATGTACTGGCCGGCGCCTTCCAGCACCTCCTGAAACACCGTCCTCGTCTTATCCTTGACTGACGACTGAAGGACCGTCTCATCAACGATGATGAACTCGGCCTCCGTCTCCCACTCCGGGATGATCGGGTAGTACTTCATGACCCGCTTGGGCCCGCCGCGCCGGCCGTCGCTCGGCAGGAACAGCGCCTCGAAGTCGACCTTGTCCTTGTGGACACCCAGCGGCGCCGACTGCGCGACCATGATGCCGGCCTCGAAATTCTTCGTGTAGGTCGCCTTGCCTTTGCCCGGCACCGAGATGCTCATGAACTTGGCGGCGTCCGACAAGCAGTTCTTCAGCGAGTTGGCCGGAATGAACACCATGCCGGCGTTGTCCGTATGCAGGTGCCCCCGCCACGTCCGGCGGTAGTTGTCGTCCTGAGACTCGCCCTGCTCCAGTTCCCGAATGTAGTGCCTCGACTGAGAGTACGGCGAGACGCCGCGCAGCTTTGCGATGAGGGTTTTCACGAACCGTCCTCCTTTAAGGATATGAGACGGTTGGAATATTCCTCCTTTTGGCGTATATTGCAAGCAGAAACGATAGCTTTGTCCGCTTATTCGATTATAACACTACAGAACACCACGGAATGCCTATCAATGCCGATGCAAAAAAGTGTTGCCTCCAAGGCCCCTGCCGTGAACCTTGCCGCCATGCTTACCGGCGCTCAAATCCGCGCCGCGCGCGCTCTGCTCAAGTGGTCCGGCCGCGAATTGTCCGAACACTGCGGGGTGTCTTACGCGGCGCTCCAACGTGCTGAATCGGCGGACGAGATGCCGAATATGCACACCCGAAGCCTCCTCGCCATCAAGCAATCTCTGGAGGCTGCCGGCGTCGTGTTTCTCGATCCAGGCCAAACCCGCGACGGGGGAGCGGGGGTAAGGCTCAAGGTATAGCTACCGCTTCGCATCGTGGCGCCCCGTGGCGCTTCGCCACGCACCGCGCCGCGCCGCGACTCGACTCTTCGCCACGCGCCGCAACGCAACGTTTTATTTACCCTCGCGGCCGGGCCGGAAAGCCCATCACAGTCTCGCCGGCCGCAACATCGCGGGTGACAACCGCCCCAGCGCCGACGACTGCACGAGCGCCGATAGTGATGCCGGGCAGCAAGATGGCGCCGCCACCTATGCGGACATACTCGCCGACAGTAATGCCGACCTGTCCACGGTCTTGGTAATCTTCGGGTTCGTGCTTGAATAGTTCCCTGTCGTTCATCGACTGCACACCCGGTCCAAAGAAAGACCCGCGTCCGATGGTGCTATTTCCGGTGATCTGCGTCTGGTTCAGCAACTTCACGTCGTCGCCCACCAAGACGTTGTATTGCAGGTCAACCATCGTGCCGACCACGACACGGTTGCCGAGCCGAACATCCTCCCGGATAACGGCGTGGTCGCCGATCTGGCAGTCGCGGCCGATGAACGTGCCGGCGTAGAGCACGGCGAAGTCGCCGATGACGGTGCCGCTTCCGATACGGCCGGCGGTGGGCTGGCGGACCGGCCGGCGATTGGCGGCGGTCGCCAAAGGGACGCGGCCCAGTGCGGCATGGGTCGAGACGTAGACGCCGGGCTCGATGAAGGGCGTCACGACGGGGATCGACAGGGGTACGCCGGCATAGCGGTCGAGCTCGTCACCGCGCTCGTTCACGACGACCGTCGTGCGGCGGCCATCGAGGATCTCGTCATAGGCGATCACGACTGATCGTCCGCCTTGTGCGCCGCGATCTTCTCGCGGAGGGTTTCGGTGTTCCAACCGTTGAACGGCTTGCGGCCGACTGCGGCTTCATATTCGGCGCGGATCGCGGCGAGGTCCTCGGGCGGCGGAACGGCGGCCTCGACGACGGGCGGGGGAACTGGTGCCTGCATCGGCGAATCCTCGATCTCCACGTGATCTTCGGCCTTCCGAATGGCGCGCAGCACGCGGGCGTCCTTGTTGCGCTCGACCTCGAAGACGTCGCCGGGCAACAGCCTGCGGGTGCGATAGGTCAGCGGCTTGGTGGCTCGCATTTTCATAAGCGTGATCTCCGGAGGCGAGGGAAAGACGGGCGGAGACCGAAGCCGCCGCCCGCATCATTCACTCAGGATCAGGATGCGTTGACCGCACCGCCCCAGGTCACGGAGCTGAGGTAGGCCACCGCCGAAGTGCGGCGGCGCAACCAGTTGAGCGTGCGCTCGGCACGGATGCCGACGCTGTTGGTCTGCCACAGCGACACCATCGACGTCGCCACCGGTGTGATGCTGTTCTGGGTCGACCCGTCATCGTCGCCACCGACCATCTGCAGGGACGCCTGGTCGGACATGTCGATCTGGATGCCGCCCTCGTCGCCGAACCAGATGTCGCTGGCGTTCACCAGAGCGACATAGCTGCCGATGTGGTCGGACACGATCACCGGCAGACCTTCGAACATGCCGCCGTTGATCGTGATGGCCGGGAATTCCGCCTGGCCCAGCGCGTTCTTGATCATCGACAGCGCCAGCGCGTTGCTCGCCGACATCACCCAGACACCCGTGGTAAGCGGGTTCTTGGCATCGATGAACTTCTGCATCAGCGAGCGAACATCGGTACGGATGTCGTCGGCATCGGAGTAGGTTTCCGACACGATGGCCTCGGCGCCGTACGTGATCGATGCCGGGAACACACCGGCCGAGCCGTTGTTCGTCGGGTCGATGAACGACAAGTCCATGCGCTCGACGATCGAGGCCGCAAGGTCGTCGCGAATCAGCCGCTCGGCGCCCGGCGAGCTGTCGCGCAGCACTTCCATGGTGGCCACGGAGATGGCCGCGATCTTCAGTGGCGCGAGCTCGGTGCGGCCGAACGTGCCCTTCACGACCGGCTTGCCGTCACCCTCACCGACCCAGTACGCCCCGCCGGACGTCACCTGACTGATGAGCGGCACGCGGAACGGGATGCCGCGCAGGGCGGGGATACCGTTCTGGCCGAACCGCCCGACGATGGATCGGTTGCGGAGCAACTCCACGAAGTCGGCGAAGCCGCCTTCATTGCCGATCAGAGCAGAGTCGGTGGTGCCGTTGTACGCGCCGACGGCGGTGCCTGCGGCCTTGACCATGCCGACCACCACGGGGTCGCGCTCACCGTAGAGGTTCTCGGCCAGGCGCGCGGCATCGACGTGGTCCTTGTGCGCGATCGCCATGCAGCGGACATACCGCGCGAAGCGGATACCCGGTTCGGGCTTCGGCACCTGCTTGACGGAGACGCCGACAGTCGGCTGCAGAGCGGGGCCGCCGTTGTCACCGATGCCCGCGGTACGGGGAACCGGCTTGGCATTCTTGGCCAAGTCGGCCTCGACGCGCTTCAGGCTCGGCAGGTCGCGGTCGATGGTCGCGATCTCGGCCTCCAGGCCCTTGATCTCATCGAGTTGCGCGTCGTTGAGGGACTCGTCGGTCTCCTCGTGGATGGCCGCGATGCGCGCGGTGTTGGCGGCGCGCTTCTCTTCGAAGCGCGAGATTTTCTCCGAAATTTTCAAAGGACTGCCCTCCTGGGGCTTGCTGGATGTGGCCGATTTCCCGGACGCGGGAGGGGTTTGCAGCCGGACAGTCGCGAACGTCTTGCCGGACGCGGCGGGTTCGCGATCGCTCGGATTCTGGATGTCGGCGCTGATGGTGGTGAACCTGTCTTGAGGCGCGACGCTCTTGATGTTTGTGATTCTTGCGCCCGGAGCCGCGGGCACTGTGACGGCAGAAAGCTCAAGCCATTCCCACGAAGTGAACTTCAGCCCGCCGTTGGGCAGGATGTCGAAGTCCTTCGCGGAAAAGCCGATGGACACAGCCTTTCGGAGCCCGTTCTTCACGAGCGACCAGGCGGTGTCGCACAGGTCTTTGACCTCGCCGGGCTCGGCGATCTTCTTGATATGCGCCCAGAACTTGATGCCCTTGTCCGACACTTCGACCCGATCAACTTCGCCGACGGCCTTGCGGTGGTCGTGGTCGAGAAGGAAGGGCAGCGGCAGCTCGTAGCTCGCTCCCCGCGGAAGCACGACGTCGCCTACGCGGTCCATCTCAGCCAGCGTCGCCCACCCCTCGATCAGGCGCGCGTCTTCGTTCATCGCCTTGACCTGCAAGGCAACGCATACCGGTCGATCCATGCTGGCCTCCAGATTACGTAAGTCGGGCGGCCTTTCGGCGCTGCCACGCCGCACGCATGTTCGCGCGCGTCTGTTCGGATTTCTTCCTGCCAAGCGCTGAGGCACTCATCTTTGCGCGCGTCTCGGCGGAGTGCGCGCGTCCACGTTTCGCAGCGGCAATTTTGGCGCGCTGATCGATGGGAATAATCCTGCCGAGAGCAGCGGCGCTGATTTTGGAGCGCGTCTCTGCCGACTTCTTTCGACCGAGGGCCGTAGCGCTCATTTTCGCGCGGGTTGTCAGCGAATGTACCCGGCCGCGCTGCACTTCCGAAAGTTTGGCGCGCGTTTCGGCCGAATGTCTCTTTCCTAGATGCGCGGCGCTCGCCCTCAATAGCTGCTCTGCCGATCGCCGAACACCGAGCGTCGATCCTGCCCTTGGGCAGAGATTGTACTCTGGCCTAAGAGCGTCGATGTGATGTTGCTCTCGCCGAATGAGGTCCGCTCTGTCGCAATACTCAACCACCGCAAAGACAAAAGCTTGAGCACCCCGTGCATTCCACGATCTCTGGAGGTGAATGTTGACGTGGTTGCCGGCCTTCAGCGCGCCGCGATGGGCGCTCCATCGCCTGCGAAGGTTCACCGCGCTGCCGATGTATCGCTTGCCGTTGGCCAGATTGACAATTTCGTAGATGCCGCTCGCATTTGGCGGCGGTTGCGCCTCCCGCGACGCGGGAGTACCGCTGTTCTCAGCCATTTCGACCTCTTACCCAGGTTGATTTGGTCAGGGTCGGAGTCGGTGTTGACGCACCACTTCGGCCCGCTCTGTTTATACACTCTGCGGCTGTGGGCCGTCCGGTTCGCCTCGCTAGAGGATAATCATCTGGTACGACGGCTTCGGCTTCTCTTCGGTCAGCACCGTCGCCGGATGGATGGCGTTGATCAGCGCGTCGATGCCGTCGATCTTGTTCGGCGACATCTGGCTTTCCTTGATCGGCAGGATCGTTTCGTCGCGCCGGCGCGAGACGCAGGCATTCGAAGCCATCCAGTTCATCACCGGATTGTTGTCGTGCCGGAGCCGTGAAGGACCGCTTTTCACACGGGCCTCGAGGTCCTTCGCCGGGTCGGTCGTGTTCTTCGCGTTCTTCGGCAAGATGTAGGCGAGCGGGCGATCCGGCGTCGCAAGATCTTCGTTCAGTCGGCTTGCCATAAGCTGGCCAGCCGCGAACTGATCGAACGTCACGCGCCGCACAGAGTATTTCGCGATCCACTCGCGGACGGTCTTCTCGACCTCGCCGTGATCGACCCAGTCGCCAGGCGTCAGCGTCATCGGCGGATCGTCGCCGCGCGACCACGTCCGGTACTGACCCGAGCCGCGTCCCTCGCCGTGCTCCGGCGACTTCAACACTGCCTCGGGTAGCCAGAATTTCGGCTTGAAGATCAGGCGGCCAACATCGTCGAATGAGGCCAGAACCGCCGCCGTGATGTCGTCCTTGTCGGCGAGATCGCAGCCGATCCAGCAGTCGCGCCCTTCGAATTCCTCCCAGGACAGCGCCTCATCTGCGCATGCGTTCCACCGCGGCATGGACAACCAGGCCGATTCCGCATTCATCCAGATGTTGAGGTTCTTGGTCTTGAAGTTGCCTTCCTCGCGGGGCGACACCTTCGCGTCAGCGGCAACGGCCCTCATCGTCTCCCATGTCGGCGTGATGCCGATCATCGGATTTGCCTTCACCCACACCCGCTCGTCGAATGGGTCGTCCTCCTCGTCGAGCGTGAAAATCATCGCGAACAGGTGATCCAGCGCGACAACGCGCTCTAGCATCTTCGTCGCGCTCGCCCGCTGCTCATAGCAGACGCCGTTGGTGTCAAATCCGGCGGTGGTGATGATCCAGAGCAGCGGATTCTTGCGGGCGCCGAACGCCGACTTGATGACGTCGAAGAGCGCGCGGTCCAGATGGGCGTGCAGCTCGTCGAGGATGCCGAGGTGCGGGTTCCAGCCGTCCTGTGTCTTGCCCTTGGCGTTGATGGGCTGAATGAAGCCGCCGTTCTGCTTGCAGGCGATCGAGCGCGCATAGGTCCCGAGTTCGAAGTGCTCCTGCAGGTCCGGGGTCTTCTCGACCATGCGCTTGGCGGGGCCGAACACCTTGCCGGCCTGTTCGCCCGTGGTGGCGCCGATGACGATCTGCGGGCCGGACTCGCCCTCGCAGCAGAGGCAGTACAGCGCGACGCCGGCGGTCAGGGTCGACTTCGCGAACTTCCGGGCGGCCTCGATGTAGGCCGTGCTGAATCGGCGGTAGCCGTCAGCACGTCGCCATCCGAAGACAGTCGTCAGGATGAAAACTTGCGGCGGCTCCAGCCTGATGTTCGGCGTCTCCCACTGGCCCTCGACGTGCGGCAGCTTTTCGATGAAATCGCAGATGTCGGCGGCGTGCCAGGCGTCGAAACGATAGGCCCAGTCGGTTCGCTTCATGTCGTCGAGGTGGCGCTTGCAGGCGAGCCGCGCCCACTTGCCGGCAACGATGCGGCCGGCGACGACGTCCTCGGCATACTTCCGCCCGACCGCGACATAGTCCCGGTAATCAGCCTCCGGCGGTTGGCCGCCCGTTCCTGGCGAAGGCGTTGCCGGGTGGCTTGGCATTGGTGGATACCTTCTGCGACGCTGGCGTGTCGTAGAACTCAGCCGCGAACATCCGGTAGGTGTTCACCATCGACACGTTCACGGGCGAGTCGCCCTTGAACATCTTGTTCAGCCGGACTTCGAGCTCGCAGTACTGCCGCAGCGCATCCTCGAAGCCCTGGACCTTCTGGCCTCGCTGGCGATAGCGGGAAACCTTCGTGCTCCAGACCTTCTTGGCCGCGGCGGACATGCCCTGCGGCGGTGGCAGGTCTTCAGGGTCGGGACGTGAGGCGTGGTCGGCATAGAGCGCCACCACGGCCCGAGATGGGCGCGTCTCGCCGTGTGCGCGCTGCGCCTCTGGGGAGTTGCCCTTGGGGCCGGGTCTCATGTGAAAAATCCCGTTTTGTTATCTCGTCCGTGCGAAACTTTGTCCTCACATGCGGTAAACTCTCTCCCAGCGTGTAAAATACCAAACGCCCCCCCGGGGGCTTCATGCAAGCCGTTCGCGTGGCCCCCTTCGCGCGAAGCCCTGCTCAGTCGCCGTGCGCTGACTATGATGGGCATGGCAATACGGCCTGAGGTTAGACCACGATAGCCGCAGGTCAGGTCGCTCACGCACGCTCTTGATGTGATCGACGTCACTTGTCGGCTTGCCGCAGCCGGGAACGCAGCAGACCGGGTGCGCTTCGATGAACTTCTTCCGGCAGCGCCGCCATGCGGCGTCATACCCTCGCTCAGCCGGTGACGGCCTGCGCTTGTCGATCTCCGCCTTGCGCCTCGCCTCAGCCTGCTCCCTCGTCGGCATACCTGGTGGACGGTGGCGCGGTGGCATCGTCGGCATCGTCACACCACCGGCGGACCCGGCATCTCAGCCCAGTGCGTCGCCTTCAGGATCGCCGCCGGTTTCGCCCAACTGCCGCGGCTGAGATCGGCCTCGACCCATCCATCGATGCGGTCCCGCTTCTCGTCGGCCCAATACCCGGCGGCAACATAGACACCATCGCTCAGCAGCACCGGCCTGTCCGTGGGCGCGTCCTCGATCGGCATCCAGCGGATCGCGCGCCAGGTCTTGCGCCGCCTCCACGCCAGCAGGGCCGGACCGGCGACGGACCCGAGCAGCACCCCGGCGAGGATGAGGGCGTCGGTCCAATCCATTGGGACGCTCCAAACGAAAACGCCCGCGACGGAAGAACCGTGCGGGCGCTGCTCAGACCTTTAGTCCGATAATGGCACATATAAGGGGGTCAGCTTACACGGTTTGTCAAGATGTAGTTGGCGACTCCGGCAGGAGATGCGGCCCACGATCCATCCTCGGTCCCCGCGTCCAGCCCCTGACCTCGCACCAGAGGTCGAGCCCGGCGACGTAGTTGTCGAACGCCTGCCCTCGCCGCATCCTACGATCTCGCTCGATCTGGGCCAACGACTTCGGCTCAGCGAGGCAGTCGACGACGGCATCGATCATGATCCGCCGCTGATGTGCCAGCGCAACCCATTCCCGCCACGACGCATCGATGCTGGAGCCGAGATCGGCCCGACTACTGGCGCCACGCGATTCGCCGTACCGTGATGACGCAGCACCGAGCCCAGCCGTGCGCTGGCGCCAAGCGAATTCCATCTCCTTCTCGGCGTCGCGCTGCATCCCGGTGAGTCGGTTGTGCCGCCATGCCTCCGACTGGCGGACGCGGGTGAGATTGCGCCTGGTCTTCCGCGTGGCCTCGGGGTCATCGACCGCGATCTCGACCGTGGGACTGTGCCTCTCCTGCCAGTCGAGGGCATCGCGGCCGAAGCGCTTCTTGATCTTCTTCGACTTCTTGGGCTTCGCCATGGTCAGCTTCTCCCCTTCGCGAACCGCTGCGCCACCGCTTCGATGACGGCGCGATCGACCGGCGCCAATTCAGCCAGCTCCGACTTCAGGAACACGATGACGCCGGCCTCGCGCGCCTCGGCGACCAGCCGTCGCAGCGTCTCGCCAGACACCGGCTGTCGAGGCAGATGGCGCTCCAGCGATGTCGGGATCCGGTGCTCGCGGTAGCGGTGGCGGTTCATTGGCGCCTCAGCACGTCGAGAAGGTACTGCGCTCCGGCAGAATTGAGCCGGGCGTCTCCACCGTCAGCTATCTGCATGAGAATCCGCAGAACGTCGCACTCAAGATCCGCTTTGTTCGGCGTTCTGGGATTTTGCGCACCACTGCCTTTGTTCGGCGGATTGGGTGGCGCGCCGCATCCAGTCACCGGGCGACTCTCCGACCATGTCGGGCGCGGCGCAGGAGGCGGTGGCTTCGATGTCCATCCGCGCTCGCGGCGATGCCTGTCACCCGCTGTGCCGTCACAGACCACCATGGCTGCGAACGCCACACACAGCGTGACAAAGCTGACCCCGATAACGGCCGCGCCTTTGTCGGCCGTGAGGGTTTGAGCGCCCGTGAATGCGTCTACCGACGCCCACGCGATGATGATGGGAACGCCGATGCACAGCGAGAACCACGCCAAGCCGACGACGATCATCGCCCTACCCTCGCTTCCAGCGCCTCGATGCGGCGATAGGCGTCGGCAAGGGCGCGCAGGACGACGATCTCAAGCCCCAGGTTTATCGGCAGGAACTGCGCGCCGGAGTTCATCATGTCGACGCGCTCCTCCGCCATTTTCTCCAGCTGCTTCGGATCGGACGGCAGGCGCGTCATGTCGACCCTTGGTTTTGCCAATTCAGCAGTCATGACAGGCCCGGAAAATGTGAGGTCGCCCGCATCGCTACGAGTCATCACCGCGCCCTCCGCTTCGCCGCCGCGCGCTTCGGCTTGTCGGCCGTCTGCGTGAGGCACGACGCGGCGAGCGCACGGATGTCGCGCCACTTGAGCGAGGTCATCACCGGACCATGCCCATGCGGATGCTCGTACAGCTCCAGGTTCAGATCGTTCTGCATCGCCAGCACCTTCGCCGCGACCTTGACCACCCGCGGTGACGTCCGTTCGTTGCGCTTCGTCATGCTGCTGCTCCCTGCTCGTAGTCCTCGCCGATGGGCTCCTCGATGTGCTGCGGGTCGAGGGCGTCGGCTTCCGCCTCGAGACGCGCGGCGTGCGGGTCGAGCCGGTTCTTGCGCCACCACCGCGCCCGGGCCCTCAGCATCAGCACCTTGTTCCGCGCGCTGGGCTCGATCGCCGGGGCCGGTGCCTGATCGACTGCAGGCGCCACGGCTGGCTTTTCGCTCTCGACCACCCAGGCTTGGGGCTCCCTGCCCTCGGCTGCAGCAAGCTCGCGCGCCCACTTCGCTGCGGCCACGGCGTCACGCCGGCTCAGCGCCGCATCCCGGCACTGCCGCAGCCTCACCGCAGCCGGCGGGCGCTCGACCGGCGCCACCGGCTTAGGTTTTATCAGCGCGGCCAGGATCGCCTCGGCGCGTGCCAGATCGGTCTGGCGGCGCACAAGCCCGGGATGTCGGGTGAAACTCTCCAGCGTCGGCCGCTTGTCGTCGGTCACCACGATCCGGACCGCTTCGAAGATCATGTTCCGCGGGAAGGACTGCAGCGCCTTCAGCCAGGCCGCGGCATCGATCTCGGCGGTCCCGATTCCGAACCGCTGCCGCATCTTGCCGAGGCACCAGCGGGCGTCCTTCGGCGCGGTCGGTTCCAGATCGGCCCGAAGCGCCGCGAGCGCAGCCCGAAGCTCCGCGATCGGTGGCAGCACCTCGGGCAGCGTCCATTCCGACTGCGCGTCACCCAGGGCGAACGGGTCGGCGATGGCATCGCGGACGGCCTTGGATATCTTCGCGCTCATGCTGCCTCGCTTCCGCGCTCGCCCCCGAGCATGGCGTCGCGCCGCTGCTGCGCCATTTCGTCGAGGGTGCGCTGCGTCTCGCTTCTCGGCGACGGTCCAGCCTTCGCGGCTTCCTCATCGGCGAGGCGCTGGTACTCGGCGGCCTTCGCCAGGTGTTCCGCGACCTGTGCGGCGACGGCGTCCGTGGCCCATCCGCTGGGCTCGCGGCCTTCCAGCTTTGCCAGCTGCAGTTCGAACCGCGCCGCGGTGCGATCGTCGCCGGCTTGGCGTCGCAGCACGACGGCCGTTGCCAGACGCTCCCGTTGGGTCGCCGGGCGTGACGGTGCCGGGAGCGCGACGCGAGTCGGTGCCGATGCCCGTGCGATCGCCTCCTCGATCGCCTTCTTCAGCGCCCGGCGTGGCCGCATCTTGCGCTCGGCGATTTGCAGGAATTCCGAGACCGCCGGCATCCAGGGCGTGCTGTCGATGAAGTGGTTTCCGACCTCGACCAGGACGTCACGGGGGAAGCCGTGGACTCGCTCGGCAAGTATCTGCAGCGATGCCTCCTCGTCGATCTGCTGACCGGGCCGGCTACGGCGGGTGGCGTACATCGCGCCCAGGGCCTCGATCACGACGTCACCGTTGGCGCAGGGCAGCAGCGACCGCTCCACGGCGGCAAGCGCCGCGGTCAGATCGGTGATGCTGGCGCCGGGGGTGATCGATGCGTCGGCTATGGCGACGCCGTCGAACTGGCCATCGGCGCCAAAGACCGATGTCTTGGCCCAGACGATAGCGGTCGCCACAGTCGCCGGCAGTGCGACGGTCAGCTTCGCGGGCAGGCTCGTGCTCATGCCAGGTTCTCCTTTCGCCTGAGGCGTTCTCGGACAGCAGCCAGCGCGGCCATGCGGCCGGTTGTCGGTAGCGGCGGTCGGCGTTGCGTTGCCCCGTTCTTCGGCGCCTCGAGGAAGCGCGTGAACTTCTCCAGCTTCGCGAAGTAGTCGAAGTTGAACCGCCAGCTGACATGATCGGCGCTGCGCTGGGTTTCTCCCCTCGCCCAGGGATCGCTCATGGCGTGGTCCAGGGCACGATCGACGTCCTCGATGCTGTGCACCTTCAGCAGTTTCTTGATCAGCTGCTTTCGCTCCGGCGTTGGCCTGATGACCCTCGACCACTCGGTGTGGCCAAGCTCCTCGTTCACGATGTCGGCAGCGGCGTTCCAGGCATCGATCACCTGGCTCTCGCGGGTCTGGCTGGGTTCCAGCGGCAATCCCGGTTCGGCGCCTTCGCTCTCTCGGGGCGCGTCAGCGCCGGCCGGCGCAGCCGGTTCATGCTCAAGCGTCGGCCGATCGGGTCCGGTCGATGACGAAACAGGTCCCGGTCCTTGGTCCCGGTCCTTGGTCCCTTCCTTGATCCTTGATCCTTGATCCCACGACGAACGCTCGCGAGGCCTCGCGACAATTATCGAGCCCTCATCTGGATCGGGGAACTTGCTGGCGGACGGCCGGTCAATCTTCTGATGTTCCAACCACTTAGCGACTTTGACGTACTGGGCGCCTGCCACCTCGTAGCGAATGACGCAGCCCTCACGCACCAACTCGTCGAACCAGTCGTCGATGAGGTCCGGAACGTCCTTGTCGTAGGGGTAGAGAAGGCTCGCGAGCAATCGCGAGGATCCGCGAGCCTTCCCGTGATCGTCGCAAAGCGGCCACAGCAGGATGAACAGAAGGCGAGCCTCGCGGCTGACATTGCCCATGCTCTCCGACTGCGGAAACTCAGGCTTGATGGTGCGGATGCGGGCCATGATCTACGCGGCCTTCTTCTGATCGAACTTGCCGACTTCCCGGCCGGCCGAATCCCAGCCGGGTCGGCGCGCTCGCGCGAACAGCTCGAGGTACGGCCCGTCGAACAGCGCCTCAACGTCGTCGTACATCCGGTCGGGCTTGCGGGAGTGCTCGCGCCGCTTCTCGAGGATGAGGTTCCGAACGCTGTGGCTGCGCACCGCGGGCGATCCGCGCGTGCCCAAGAGCCAGAGCTCGGCGGCCGATCGGTACAGATAGCCAGAACCAAACGCTACCTTGCCGTGCTTTGTGAGCTTTCCCCACGCGCCGCCGGACTTGTAGGCGAAGCCCCAGTCGTCGAGAAGTTCCAGTGCCTCAGGCAGCAGCGGGAACGTCGCCCACATCAACATCGCGCAATCAGGTGCGCACACGAAGTCGAGGCCTGATCCGATCCGTAGCGCCTTCAGCTCGTCGAGAGACATGCAATCGTAGTGCGCAGCGGCGTTCTTCTCATCGCCGGCCTCCGACCAGTTCTCGAATTGCCATGGCGGATCCGCAAGGATCACTCGGTATTCGCCGACGCGAGGAAGCGACAGCAGGTCCATCTAATGCCTCAAGAACGCGATGGGTTTCGGGGTCGACCAGCAAAGCCCGCAGGTGCTTCTATTCATTCCACGCCGCCTTTTTCCGAGCGTTGTCAGGTGCCCATAGGGGTTGGTAGTTCGTGAAGTGAAAGCACGCCGCCTGCTGCCGCGCGTCTGCGAGATCGAAGGATGCGATTGGCCGGATATGATCCAACTGCCAGCACGATCGAGTGCGGCCCCAGTTTGTCCAAGCCATGCCTGGCGACCACAACCGCTCTATGTGGGCCCGGAACTCGGCTGCGGTGCAGCCCAACAAATCAAAGGTCCGCGCAGACTTCTTGCCGCCGCTGAGTTTGATCGCCACTCGCGCGACATTGCGAAGCCGCTCGATTAGTCGATACGTCGAATTTTCGCGCCTGACGGCGATGCGTGCCGCGACCTGTTTGTAGTCCCGCGGCGGCCTCTTGCCGGCCAGTCGGCGACCTCTATTTATCGCCAAGGCGCACACCTTGCAGTAGGACGTGCAGCGCCCATTCTTCCTGAACCAGAAATGCACCCTGTTCTTCGTCGTCTTGCACCTCGGGCAGCGCTTCGTCGCTCCGACGCGAGTGCAAAGTCTGCAGCCCTTGGCGCGACGATCACGCAGGCCGCCACACTTACAGCGACGAAGGTTCCACGGCAGAGGTGCCGAAGGATCCACTAGCGCTTTGGGCACATGGCCATTTGGATGAATGCGCATTTCAGTGCTTCAAAAAGGCGATGGCGCGGGGCGACTGCCAACACAATCCACACGAACCGCAGCAGTCGGTTCGGTTGGTCTGGACCGGGCAGACGATGGCGCCGGCTTCCCTGGCCTGGTCGACTGTGTCGACTGTCAGCGCCCGGAATTGCCCTGTCCTGCCACCGCTGAACCTGATCCAGCACCGCGGATGCTCGTTCATGCGCTCGATCTCGCGCCCGATGGCGCATCCATTGCGCGCCGTGTAGCCGTAGACGTGCAGGCCAGGCAGCGCGTGCAGCAGCGCATGCCAGAAGGCGACGTAGGGCGTGGAGAAGAAGTCGCCGAGCACATGGAGCCGGACCAGGATGCGTCCGTGCACGGCGACCAGTTTCCGCACCTCGGCGGACAGCAGGATCATGAGGTCGCCGTCGACCTGGATGCGGGCCGACCAGTTCATGTTGTTGCCGTAGCAGTCCCGCCAGTTGGCGCAGGTCTTCGGGCAGGTCGCCCGCTCCTCGAGCGTCAGCGTGAAGACCTTGACGCCTCGCAAGTGGCCTTTCGTGACGGAGCCGCCGATCTTGCGATTGTGCTCCGCCGACTTCAGGAGGCGCTCCTGGAGGGCGGCCCGGACTCGGCGAGCCGCAAAGAGCGTGCGCGCTTCCCGGACGGCAGGATGATCCGGTGCCAGCGTGTAGGGCGCGCCCGGCGGGGTGTGTTCGGTGAACCGGCGCTTAGGCGCTCCCGGCGCGGAGTGCTTCAGTTTCGGCCGCGGCGGCGCGCCTTCGCCCGATCGGCGCAGCGCCCAACGCTCCGAACACATGCCGCGATGGCGCGGGCGACCGCAGACGCAGGCGTCAGGCAAGGCGACCTGCATCATGTCGCTCTCCCGAACAGGTCGCGCTGTGCGGCTTCGTTCGATCGTCGCCGGGCGTTCTTGGCCCACTGCAGCAGGACCGGCGCGAACCAGGTCCCACGGCGCCGTCGGGCAGAAAGCACCTCTTGCGCCCGGTCCTTCCGTGTCCTACATTCCGGACACGGATGGGCACTTAGGCCCGCCGAGCACCGGGCAGGAGGCCCAAGATGTTGAAGACCTACAAAGTCGGCGCGTCGCGTTTCCGCAGCAAGGCAGTCGCCGACAAGGTGGCCGCCAACAAGGCCATTTTCATCGCCACGGTGAATCGGGAGGGCATGACGGCGGATGAGCGCGCGGCAGCGTTCAACGCGTTCTTCGCCAAGCGCGAGCCGCCAGCCGAGGCCGAGGCCGAGACCTTTGGCCCGCCGGCCCTGCTCCACATCTTCCGCGACCGCCAGTTCGGCGAGGGCGAAATGCGCGCCGAGCATGCCCAGCACCCCGGCGACGACTTCGCCGTGGTAACGAACGACGACGGCCTCGGCTGGAAGGCGCGCGTGATCCGCTGCAGCTTTGGCGGCACGATGCTCGCCGACCGCGCATGGGGAAACCCGTGGCGGCGCCGCAAGGATGCCATCGCGGAAGTCCTCGCGAGCGGCATCCCCTTCATGCCGGGGTTCCGCCCGTGAGCGCCACTCTCCGCGCGGCTGGCGAGGCTCTGTACGGACCCCGATGGCAATCCGATCTCGCCCGTGACCTGAAGGTATCCGACCGCACCGTGCGGCGATGGGATGCCGGGCAGAACGAGATCCCGGCCGGCGTCTGGCCGGAGCTCCGGACGCTACTGAAGGCGCGCGGGCTGGCGCTGGCATCGGTGAGGCGCAAGCTGCCGAGGTGATCATGCGGCGGCCCTCACTTCGCGCCACGCACGGATGAACCGCGCCGCCGCGTAGGGATTGATGGCGTTTCCGTATCCACGGAGCCGGCCGACGCGGTTGCCAGCGCCTTCCGCGAGCGGGAAGCCTTCGGCACCTTCAAAGCAGCCTCGCACCACGCCGTCGGATAGCCCATCAGCCAGCCGGAGAAGCGAGGATTGAGGGACGCGGCGCGCCTTGCCGTCGGTGCAGTTGACGATGTCGAAGCTGGACCAGAAGCCAGCAGGGCTTGCCTCGGCAGCTGATCCACCCGGTTCCGCGTCGAGCCATCCGGGTTGACCGCTGTTGTGGCCATGCCCGGGGTGTCTTTCCAGTCGCGGCTGCTCGGCGTCGACCAGCCGGTCAGGTTCGCCGCCTGGCACAAGTCCTGCGGCCCGCCCTTGCGCTCGATCTCCCGAAGCGACCCCTCCGGAGTGCGGACGTTCTTTTCGGCGTCCGTCGCTCGGGACGTGGGCCATCCCACCAGCTGTGCCGCCGAGCCCAGCGTGTATCCCGCGCCATTGCCGTTGATCCCCTTCGCCTTCAGCCGCTCGATCCGAGCATCGGTCTTTTCGATGCTCGAGTTCGCGTTGAAGGCTTGAGCATCCGGAGTCGGCCAACCCACCAACTCGACCGTCTTGCGGCTGCTGTCCGTGTTGCCCGCTGGGTTGTACGTGTCCGTTCCCGGCGAGCCCGCCATCGGCGTCGGCCAGCCAGAAAATGCGCTGTCGGATATTCGGCGAGCCGACGCCCGCAGCCGGATAATCGGTGCCCCAAGGAGCATAGGAGATGACTTCCAGCGAAGCGCGTACTCCGGCGAGCCATTCAAGTCCGTCAGGGCTTGCAACCTGCTCTCCAAAGACGCGAGCCGGGCGGCATCGTGCGATGAGGCGCCAGGCTTCCGGCCATAGGTGGCGGCCGTCGGCAAGCCATGCGTGGCCGCAATCTGCGCATATGCAATAACCAGTTCGTCGAGGGCACCACACAAGGTTCGCGCCCGCGCATCGCTGGCAACTTTGACGTTTGCCGGCTTGGCTGAACGGCGGACAGGGGCAGCTGCAGGTCCAGACGGGGCCTTCTCGCCAGTAGGCAAGCTGCAAGGCGAGATCCCATCCGCCGACGCCGGCGAAGAGATGGACCCGCTCATACCCGGTAAGGTCATCTGGCGAGAGATCGGCGATTGATCGGTCATCGATTTTTCCCGGCATGATCAGGCCGGCATCCATGAGGTGCTGCAGCCAGTCGCAGGCGAAGCGCTCGGTGTCGTTGTAGATCGCGGCCATTCACTTCCCGCCCCTCATCAGCGCGCACGCCAAGACCAAGTCGAAGTCGTCTTCCGGCTGCGCCCAAAACTCCGCCCGCAGCAGCCCGAGCAGCCGGCGCGCCTTGATCGCGGCGAAGTAGCTGGCGGCGGCGTCGTTCATGCTGGCACCGAGCGTGGATTGAGGATGGCCATCGCCGCGACGCCGACACCGCCCGCATCGGCCTGATGATCGTCGGCAGGCTTCCAGCCGATCTTCATCGCTGCGGCGATCATGTCCGGCTTCTTCGCGAACTTGCTGCCAGTGAGCGCGATCTTCACGTCCTGCCAGGCGATGTGCGTATGCGGCAGGTGGTGTTCGCCGGCGAAGAGGCGGCAGATGCCGGCCAAGGTGATGAGAAATTCGAGCTCGTCGAGCGCATCGGTCTTGCCGGCGCGGATCGGCACCACGGGCCTCTCCCACGCGATCGCATCAAAGCCGTGGGTCGCCCGCATGTCGTGCAGCCACCGCCACAGCGCGGCATACCGGCGGGCGTTGTCACCCGGCGGCACCTTCGGCAACAGGAAAGTGCCCAGCAGAGGCGGCTTGCCGCGCTCCATCAGGGCGAATCCTGTTGCCGTGCTGAGGTCTAGGGCCAGCAGGAGCATCAGTGCGCCGCAGCTCCGCTCGCGTCGTTGCCGCGGCCCAGACCTTCGGCCAGCTTGTCCTGTGCCGTCTGCCAGGCATTGTTGTAGGCGAACCAGTCACCCGAACCCGGCGCGTAGGGATTGGAGGTGCGGTCGAGGCCTTCCCGCCCGTCCTGTTCGCCGCGCGCCGTGGCGTCGAGCGTGGCGCCGTCGGCATCGGGCTCGTCGAAGAGCGACCACTGCATGCCGAGCGGGCTGCCCATGATCTTGAGGTACCGCCCGAGGTTCCTTTGTTCTGCGATGACCTCGCCCGTCGACCGCTCGCTGATCCGGAACGCCAGCTTGAGGCTGTCGACATCGACGCCGTCCCCCTTGGCGACCTTGTACCGGTTGCGCAGGACACCCTGAGCCTGGGCCGCCTTGTCCCTCAGCTCGCGCCATTCGATCTCAGCAGCCTTGATGAGGTTGACGTGCATGCCGACCGTTTCATCGGAAGCCTCGCCGACGTTCTTGCCCTTGGTCTTCTTGTTGGCCGCAGCCGCCGCGTTCGCGAGCGTCTCGATGGCCTCCTGATCGGCGTTCGGACCCGCGAAGTCCGACAGGTTCTCTTCGCGGCGGTTCTTCGGCTTGCGTGCCATAGGTCAGATCCGTTCGTTGTTGAGAGAGGGAAACCGCCCGCCAGTCGTTGCCGGCGCGCGGGTACGCGGACGCTTAGGTGGTGGTGGCCTCACGATGCTTAGCGATGCGTTCCCGGAGCACCCGCTCGGCCGATGTTTCGAGCGTGCCGCCGGACGTGACGCGGCCGTTGCGGGTGTCGTCGTAGAACTTGGCGAGATCGGTCGCGGCGAGGACGGTCCGGACCTTGGCGGCATCAATCTTGGGGTCGGCCACGACGCGACAGAGCGCGGCGATGGTCGGCGACCGGAAGGCGTTCAGCGTTTCGGGATGCGTCTCGGCCAGCAGCTTGATCGCGGTGGCCACGGCCGGCCGGCCGACCTGGCGCAGCATCTTCAGCAGCGTGTTGGGCGACAGCACCGATTTCGGCGGGATGTCGTAGCTCGGCGGCGCCTTCAGGATCGTCACCCCGGCATTGCGGCAGACACCGAAGGCTTCCATAGCCTCGGGCTGCTTGGCGGCAACGGCGGCATGGAATTGCTGCAGGCTTGTCAGCCCGATGCGGCGGCTGTTCACGGCGACGAAGATCTCAGCCTGCTTCGCCACGTCGGGCGCCTCGATGATGTAGCAAGGCAGGCTGTCGATCTGCGGGTGCTTCTTCGCCGCCTCGAGGCGGTGCTGCCCGTCGATCACGGCATAGGTGCCGTCGTCGCGCTCGCTGACCACGATGGGCTGATAGCAGTTCCAATTGAACGCCAGCAGGATGCGGTTGATGTGCGTGATACCGGCCTTTCCGACCTCGCGCTGATAGGTCTTGTCGACGGTGAGCAAGCCCAGATCGAGCCACACCACGCGCGGCTTGGTGCCAAGGTCGGCCGAGTGCTGGGCCGCCTTCGCCTTGGCGGTCGCCGCCGCGCCGGAAAGCACCTTTTCCTTGGTCGTCGGCAGCGGCGTCGAGGTGGCCGGCTTCTTCGGTGCCAGCGCGACGGTGGCGCCGATCTTCAAGCCGGTGACCGTCTTGGTTGGCGATCTCGGGAAGGACATCCCGGCAAGACCACCCTCGCGCCGGGCCATGGCACGGACGCCCGCCCGGTCGAGCAGCTTGTTGCCGACCATGAACTTGCCGCCCTCGCGCGTGACGACGAAGCCGCGCTTCCGCAGGACCTGCACGTCAGGGAGAAGGTCGCCGTAGAGCTCCTGCAGTCGCGCGGCCTCCTCGGCTTTGCGTTCGACCTCACGCTCCGCGGCCATGACGTGGGCGGGCTTGCGCAGGGCAGTCGTCATCGTTCGTCCGCCGTCTTGATGGCCTGGTCCACGGCGGCCTCGATGTCGGCCTCGGGGATACCGAGGTCGCGAGCCAGTTCGGCCAGCGCCGACCGCGTCGCCATGCGTGCCGCCCTGCCGCTGAACGACATCAGGCGCTCGTTCGCGAGGAAACCGGCGGCCTCGTTGGCCAGGACATCGGCGGGGGTCGCGGTCTGCATCACCGGCGCTCGCTATCGTGATCGAACAGCGGCATCGGCGGCCGGACATTCTTCCCGATCAGCCTGTCGGCCTTCGCCGTCAGCTCCCTCGCCCGATGCGGCATCCGCTTGACCTGGGCGTAAATCCGCATCGCTCGCCAATGATTGAAGCGTCGCCACAGCCGCATGGGCATTCTGGTGAGCCCTTTCAATTGCGAGATATTCATCGGCATCAAGCCTTATGGGTTCTTGGTAGAAGATTGCCCGCGCTCGGCGGAGGGACAGCCCGGCGCGGCGGGCTCCACGGGAGAGCCAGGACTCGCGCGTGTCGTTCCAGCCGCGAGGGCCGGACAGATCGCAAAGCATGTCGCGCGCTCTAACGGTCGCACTCACGGCAGACTTCTCCTGAAACTCGGAACGCTTGTTCGGAAACCCGGTCATCGATTGCTCCATGTTGATGGACATGAAGACGACCAATCACTGGGTCTCTCTTGGAGACCTCACGAAGCGCACGGCTGGCAGGCTCAGGGCGATTCGCGAGGCTCAAGTTTCCGCGGGCGACGCTGAGCGCCCCGCATACGAAGAAGGTGCGGCGGCCGGCACGTACACACCGACCGCCGCGGGCGAACGGGTCAACCTCGGGGAAGAGGAAGGGACCGTCGCTCGCCAATATCGAATGAAGACCGCGGCATCCCCGCCGCGCACGGCCGAGACGGCGAAAGGCCCCATGCCCCCGCTTGCCGTCTCGGCCGGTCACTTCGCGCCCCCGTCGAGCATGGCCACGACGGCATCGAACTTCGCGCGCCAGCCCTCATCGTGTTCGTAGAGGTCGCGGGCGCGACGGATGCCGTGGAGGACCGAGGAATGGTCCTTCATCATCGGCTTGCCGATCTGGTGCAGCGAGAGCTTGTGCCGGGTGGACGCCAGCCAGTAGCAGGCGAAGCGCGCGCGACAGAACGGCTTGTGGCGCGCGGCGCTGTAGAGCTGATAGGCAGTGACGCCGAAGGCCTCGGCGGCGGCATCGACGATGGTACTCAGGATGTTTCGCGGGATCGGCTGGATCGCGACTGGCGCCGGGACGGGTGGCGGTGCCGGCTTCACGACGCGCATCACCCGCTGCGCAACGGTCGGGCCGCTGACCACCTGCCGATCACCAGTCTTGAGGTCGACCACGATCTCGTGCGTCTTGGCAGGGCGGTAGCGCGGAGCCTGGCCGAGTATCCGGCGACGATGCGAGGGCGGACAGATCGCCAGCACGCGCGCGCGGTTGGCGACGAGGTCTTCGTAGTGGCCGCTGGAGGGCTGGCGGATGAAGGACATCTACACCCTCCCCAGCACAATGGCCTGCAGCAGCCGGGTGCGGTCACCCTCGGTCTGCGGCGGCAGGCTGTCCTTCAGGACGGCGGCGAGAATGGCGCTCCGGGTTTCCTCATCGCGCAGAGCCTCGAGGAGCAGCTTCTCCCTGGTCTGGAAGAGCTCGAACAGGTTCCGGTGCGAGCAGCCCGCCGCTCGGGCGACGGCCGGCATGGAGGGCTGGAAACAGCCGGTCTGCATGAAGTCGCGACAGGCCTGGACGATGCGCGCGGCGCTGCGGGCCTTGCGGTCGTGGCGGCCGTCGCGCTTCGGGGTGGCGGCTTCGGTCATCAGGCGCCGCCCTTCCCGTCCGCCGGCATGGTCAGGATCGCCCGCTTGCCGCGATACCGTGCCACCACGTCGAGCTTGGACGGCTCCCGCCCGGTGATGACGCCGCGCGCGATGAGGCGATTGCGGGCGGTGCGCTCTTTCGTCTCCTCCGACGCTCCGGATATTGGGGCGGCGGGATCGACCAGGGCGCGGCGGGTGATGGCGTTCATGTCAGCAAGCCCCCGATACCCAGCGGAACCAAGCGAAGATCGCGATCATGGCGGCCGGGAGAAGTGCCGCCGCGAGGATGACCGCAAGCACGGACGCGGGAGGCGCGTAGCTCTTGCAGAACTCCTGATCGGGCGGCGCCTCGCGCGGATCGAAAACCGCCTTCCCGACGACAGTTTCGCCGTAGATGTGCGTCGCAGGCGGTGCGCCCAGCCAGCCGGTGCGGCGGATGTCGCGGTCCATCAGGCGACCCCTGCAGCGATGAACCAACGCTCGCCGTTGAACGTCGCCGTGCCCTGCATGGCGCCAAGAAGCGCGGTCAGTTCGTCCAGAGGCGTCTCGAATGCCGGGAGGTCGCCATGGATGCGGTAGCGCGGCTCCGTGCCGCCGCCGGCGAGCGCGACGGGCTGGTCGCTCGCTTCGATGGCCGAGATGAAGGACTCGAAATCGATCCCGCGCCTGAAGTCCACACCGAAGCGGTCAATCAGCAGCCTAGCCACCCTCAGGGCCGGATTGTCGTCACTAACAATTCTGTCGTTGAGCGCGACGCATCCCAGCGCGCTGGCGCTCAACGCCGGCGCCGCGATCCCAGCAAGCGGAAGCGCAGCGGCACCAGCGAGGAACAGACGCCGGGGGATCACGCGGCAGCCTTTCGGCGGTATGTCCGCTTGCCCGCTCGCTTTGCTGGGGCCGGGGCGGGCCGGCGCTTCTCCAGAAAGTTGGGCGGGACTTCAACGCCGCGCTCGGTTGCCAGCCGTTGAACCTTCGCCCGCTCCTGCCAGGACACGCCACGGCGGCGCCATTGCCTGATCTGCAATTCGGTGTAACCGAAGGCGATAAGCGCGTCGGTGCCGATGCTTGCCAGCACGTCGCGGTCGAGGGGAGCGTTTGCCATAGGCCGAACTATGGAGACATCTTGTCACCTTTTCAAGTGCGGAAATACACGATGTCACAAGGTGACATCTCACAGCCTTACAGGACCGGCGCTTAAGGCGACAATATGTAGATGGCGACAGCGAAACGGCCGACGAAAAAACCCAAAGCTCCGCCCGATCCAGCGGCGACGGCGTACTACGTCGCCTTTCGCGATCGGCTGGTGGCTGCTAGGGAGGCCGCTGGGCTAAGCGCGGCCAGCCTTGCGGAGCTGCTGGACATTCCAGCGTCGAACATGAAGCAGATCGAAGGTAAAAGGCTGACACGTTTCCCCCTGCACAAGCTGGAAAGGTTATCGCTGGCGTTGCGACTGCCCATCGAGTTTTTGGTCACAGGCAAGATCTCTCGCCGCAACCGTGCCGATACTAGGGAAGCGGCGTAAACATTCTACAAAGGCCAAGTGGTTTTGCTGCGTCTTCAGTCCGCTTGACGTTCAGGGCGTGACTTCGGTGGCGTCGCCGCAATAGACGCACTTCCCAACATTGCTGGCCCTTGGCTTTCGGCAACCCGGGCAATACCCCATCGTCGGCGGCTGAAGGATGCCTGTTGTTGAAGATGCCCGCGCCGCGCTGTCTGGCTGGTCGGCCCCGCAATATCGACACTTCAACGCTTCCGCCTGGATCATCTCCGCACACAGCGGGCACTTCTTTGGTGCCGCCGGTGGGGCCGGCTTGACCGAGCCACAATGCGGGCAGGCGTAGGCGTCGACCCGGCGTGGCCGGTTGCAGGAATGGCAGAGGATGAAGTCGCGGCCATTTGCGCGAGCCCGCTGCTCGATCCGCGGCACAGCAATAACCGCCAGTAGGCCGACCAGCGGCGAGAGGAACAGAGCGAGAAAGAAAAAGCCCGCCCCGCTCCGTCCTTTCTGACCAGCAAGCCAGCCAACGAGCGCACAAAGCGGCAACCAAAGCGTCACAATCCAGATCATTGCAGAACGTCCGCCATCCGCACCCGGCGCCTTCTGCGCGAGCGTATTGGATCATCTGCACCAGATGCGAGCGTCATTGTAAATCGCTGATCTGCCACAGTTTTTTGCGGCACCGATTCGCTCATTCCGAGGGATGAGCGAGCGTGATCTACGGCCAAATGTCACCGCAGATCGGCTGCGTTTTGTTCACTGCGGTGACATCTTGTAACTTTTCCATTGACCGCAGAAAATATTGGATACATCTTGTCACCGTTCGGCACCCTCGCCGACACGGGCCGGGCCGCACCCGGAGAGCGCGAGACAGCGGACCGGCGCCCCCAACGCCGGTCCATCGCTCCGGGAGGCAACATGTCCGACATCATCAAGGGCGCGACCGTCATTCACCACGGCGCCGTCAGCTACGGTCGCGGGAAGGTCGTCGGCCTAGTCGACAGCGATGTGGCCCCGATGGCCTCGGTCCAGTTCGACGCCGATGCTGGGCGTGGTCCGCGCACGGTTCGTGTGGCGCACCTGTCGGTGGAGCGGACGCTGCCGATGGCGGTCCGGCTGCCGGCCACACCGAAGCTGCGGGTGGTGTACTCGGCGACCCGGGCCAACCCGGTCGATCTGCCGCCGGTGGTCGCCTGATGCCGGCCTCCCTCTCCCCGGTCTATCCGTCGGGCTTCTCGACGCGCGGCGCTCCGATGGCAGATGCCGAAGCCGTCGAGCGCATGCGCGACCCACACTTCCGCATCGGCTGGCTGGAATTCGAACTCGAGATGGCGGCCAACGAGCTGCGTCGTGCGGCAGAGCATGTGAAGGGCGACTTCCGGCGCCGCGCGATCGTGGATCGCTGCGAGGCCATCGAGCGGACCCTGCGGCTTTGCAGGGCGGCGCTGGAGCCGGCGGCCGAGGCTTCCGAGAAGGTGCTGTCAGTTGCGGCGGCGACGGTGTCGGCATGACGACCGCCCCCGACCCCAAGATCCTCGCCGAAGCAATCGCGCTCGCCGAGGAAGGCCTGAAGATATTCCGCCCGTACATCGCCGACCCGGATATCAAGCGGGAGGTCGAGTTCAACGAGGCGTTTGTCGCTGCGGCGAAGGCGTATCAGCCGATGCGGGAGGCGCTGAAGGCTGCCGCCAACGAGCTTGGCAGCGCGGCCGACGGTGTCGCCAACCTTCACCGATTGCTGTCCTACGGGCTCCGTGATGCTGAACGCCGCGCCCGCGCCGCCCTCTCCAAAGCAGGAGTGTGAGATATGCCCGACATTTACACGCCCGACCCGAACCGCATTCTCCGCCGCACCAGCGTCGGCGACATCCAAGCTTGGGGCGCACCCTTGGCCGATGTGTCGGTGTCCCTTGGTATCTACGCAGGCGTGCAACACGCCGACACGCAGGTGGCCTACTTCAGCCAAAACCTGAACATGACTTCGGCCGATGCGCGGAGGTTGGGCAAGTCGCTCATCGAAGCCGCCGACCACGCCGACAAGGTCTGCACTGACGCAGCAGCGAGGGCTGCGTGATGCCCGCCACAACCCACAAGGTCGACGCCACCATCAGCTGCGGCGATCCCGACATCGGCGCTGAGGTCGATCTGCGCATCACCTTCAAGTACCAGGCCGGCGCCCCTGAGCAGGGGCCGACGTACGCCAGCGGAGGACAGCCCGCCGATCCCGACGAGATCGAATTCGTCTCGTGCGTCCAGATCGTCAACGGCAAGGAGAGCCCGACCTACGGCGCGTTCCGTGACCTTGAGCAGCAGTCGCTCGACGCCATCGCCGAGGCATGGCTGCAGGGCGACGAAGGCCAGGCGCAGGCCACCGAGCAGGCCATGGACGATTGGGCCGCCCGCGCGGACGAGGCTGAAGAGGCGCGCGCCGAGTCGCGGCGGGCCTACTGATGATCTGGGACGCCCTTTGGGAGGTCGTCTCTATCGCCCTCTACATGATCGTCCTGCCGCTCGGCCTGCAGGGCTTCTTCTCAATGCTGATCGGAGAGTGAGCGATGGCACTGGATGCTGAAAAGGCGAGCCAGATGCTCGACCGGCTGGAGCAGGCAACCGTCGAATACGAGCGCGCAACGGTTGCGCGCGTTGCCGATGCCCGGCGCGAGAAGGCGGAGGCCAGGCAGGCGTTGCTCGAGGCGCTGGTCGGGAAGCAGGGAGCGTCGTCATGACCTCCGCCCGCTCCGCGCTCTACCTCAGCCTGGCAATGGCGCTGGCCGGCGTGATCCTCATCACGACGTTCGCCCCGCGCGCCGGTCGCGCTGCACAGGAAGGGCTCGACGAGCCCACCGAAGAGAGACGGACCCACATCGTCGTGGTCTGCCCGCCGGGTGAACCGTGTCGCCCGCGCGGCGTGCCGGTCAGCAAGATCGCCTGCGACATGGACCTCCGCGGCGTTGCGATTGTCGTCGCGAGCGGGACGCGGACCAAGTGCGAGAGGGTGACCAAGCCATGACGCCGGACCGCGACCTCATCGCCGAGACGCAGACCCTCTTCCTCGCGCGTCTCAACGCCAGCCACCCGGTCGCCGCCGAGGCGCTTCGCCCGGACATCCGCAGGCTTTGCAGGTCGAAGAATGCGGCGATCGCATGTGAGGCAGGGCGGATGTTCGGGGCGCTGGAGCGGCGGCGGCTTGGTTGCGGAGATTCGGCATGAGCAAGCCCATGCAGCCCGTCTATCGTTTGCTCGGCGCGAAGGTCGAAATGATGCGCAACACGCTCGGCTGGACACAGGAAGAGCTTGCGGTCCGCATCGGTCTGTCCCGAGCCAGCATCGCCAACCTCGAAACCGGCCGCCAGCGCCTGATGATGCACGACGTCGAGAAGATCGCCCTCGCGTTCGGCACGACGCCTAAGCACCTGATGAAGGGGATATGGACATGAGCGCTCCCGATCTAACGGCCGCGCGCAAGATCGTCGACGAGCACCGCAAGGGCCGCGTGCTGGTCTCCTGCGAAGTCGCCTATCGCGTCGTCGAATCGCTCGTCGCCACGCAGGCCGCGCTTAAAGCGCAGGTCGAGTGCACGGCCAGGCTCGCCAAGAAGCTCGGTTTCACCGACGCCGATATTCGGGACTTCACATCGCAGGCGCGCTTGGCGCTTGGCGAGGTCCCGGCGATCCACGAGGCGCCCCGCGACCTCTCCGTCCCGCTCCGCGTTCGTGGCGTCGGCCGCGTCGCAGATGAGCCCCGCGCCCTGTTGCTGGCGCTGAACGAGCGCCCGACCGACGACGAAATCCGGGCGCTACACGACCACCTGTCCGAAGTGGTGATTGCATGAGCCGGCACACGATCGACACCTGCCTCGGCATGGGCGACCCGGACCTCGGGGCCGAGGCTGATCTGCGGATCACCTACACGTTCCTGCCGGGCTCACCCGCAACCGGTCCGACATATGCCAGCGGCGGCGAGCAAGCGAGCCCCGACGAGATCGAATTCGTGTCGTGCGTCCAGCTGATCGACGGCAAGGAACACCCGACGTCCGGCGTGTTCGGACACCTTGAGCAGTCGAGCCTCGATGCCATCGCGGAGGCGTGGCTGCTGGGCGATGAGGGCCATGCGCAGGCGGTCGAAAACGCACTGGACGACCTGGCTGGTGAACGCGAGCAGGCGGCCGAAATGAGGGCTGACCGATGACCTTCGCCGAGTTCCACAACGCGCTGCGCATCCTGACAAGCATCGACCGCCACGAACTCGAAGCGGCCGGCGTCATCAAGGCCGGCGATCACAATGCCTGGGGCACGTTCACGCGCGATCCGTTCCGCTGGTTCATCCGGGCGGATGACGCGAGCGCCGCCAAGCTGTGGGGCATCATCGAGCGGAGGCAGCGGCGATGACCCATCAATTCCGAGAGGACGGCAGCCACTACAACGGCGGCGCGGTGTTCTTCGGCTACGGCTATCGCGCCATCGGCGAGCCGCGCCTGAAGATGATCCGGCGCTGGTATCGTCAGGGCGACAAACGCGGCAAGACGGAGGATCGCTTCTTCGTCGATGGCGTCGAGGTCGAGAACTACACGGCCGCGATCAACGCGCTGAGCATTCCCGTCGCCTTCACACCCGAGGAGGTCGCCGCCCTTCACATGATCGCTGACGAGTCGTCGGACCTGCGGAGCGTCATCAAGTTCGAGATCCGGCAATCGCTCCGCGACAAGGGCGCGATCGAGTATGGGCCGCCCGGAAGTTTCCGACGCACGGACATCGGCCGCGCCGCGCTGGTGACGCCATGACCGGGTGGACGAAAGGCGACACCGGCCTCACCGCCAACGGCTTCCCCTACCGCGTGCTCTGCGTCGACTTCGACGGCGCCGTTGGCCCGCTGGTTGTCGCCGTTCGTCGCGACAAGTTCGAGACGTTGGTCCAGCTGCCGGCTGATGGCGTGCACCCGGGCGGGCTGAAGTATCTCGACCTCAAGCCGCCGAAGGTGCGGGCGTGAGCGGCGGCATCACTACCGAAGCGCGGTCCGCCCAGGTGCATCGCTGCCACTGCGGGACGGACCGACTCCCGACACTACGGCGCATGGGTAGCCGGTCGAACCTCATGCAGTACGTCTGCCCCAGCTGCGGCACCAAGGGCGTCAATTCCGTCAGCGGAGATCGCGCGGCCAAGAACTGGAATGCCGACATGGCGGCAAGGAAGGCGACGCGATGAGGCCCCACTTCTTTCGTGCTCGTCTCGCGAAGGCCGGTCCATTCATCGGCGTGCGCATGTTCTTCGGCCCGCCCGTCATCGATGGCGAGGAGCTGGATCGCAGTCCTCGCTGGCAGGTCTCGGTCGGCGCCGAGACGACGTCGCATGCCGTGCTGATGCTGGGCACCGATGCCGTTCCCGTCGAGGTCGAAGATGTCCTGCTGCGATCCGTCGAGCCGGTGACCGAGGCGGAATGGCAATACCTCGTAGCGCACCAGGCGTGGGCCGCTGAGCACGCGCCGAACCATCCCAAGGCCGAACCGCGCCGCGCGGTCGACTTCAACACGATCCCCCTACCCTTCTAGGAGCGCCAGCGATGCCCGACGTGACAGACACGATGCTTTCCGATGATGCGACCCGGCACGGCATCGGCGGCAACAATCCGCCGGATCCGATCGAGGCGCTGCGCGTCCATCTCCGCGACACCTATACCGACCTCGCCAAGCGCTTCGCCGACATCATGGCAATGGCCGACCGGCTGCCGGCTGCGATGGATGATGACGCCGAGGCCAAGCTGACCGAGGCCATCAAGGTCTGCACGAAGTTCTCGCGCAACGCCGAGGTCTGCCGCCTTGAGGCGAACGAACCGCACCGTGCCCTGATCGCCGCCACGGACGGTTTCTTCAAGGCCATGAGCGACAAGGTCGACGGCCTCAAGAAGAGGATGAACACCGAGTATCTGACGCCTTATCAGCAGGAAAAGACCGATCGGGAGAAGCGCCGGCGCGAGGAGGAAGCCCGCGCTGCGGAGGAGGCCCGCAAGGAACAGGAACGGCTCAAGCGCGCCGAGGAGAAGCGACTCGCCGAGGCCAGGGCCGCCGAGGAAGCCGCCCGCAGGGAGGCCGAGCGCAAGGAACGTGAGGCCCGCGAGGCCGAGCAGCGCCGCAAGGAAGAAGCGGCCGCCGAGGTTCGGCGCGCTGAAGAGGCCAAGAAGGAAGCGGCCCGCCAGCTCGCCGAAGCCAAGGCCGCGAAGGACAAGGAGGCCGCCGACAAGGCCAAGGCCGAGAAGGAAGCCGCGCAGCGCGCCATCGAAGAGTCGAAGGAAAAGAACCGCCGCGAAGCCGCGGAAGCCAAGGCCGAGGCGGATCGGGTGGCCCAGGAAGAAGCGAAGGAACGCATCCGCCTGGCCGAGGAGCGCCGTGAGCAACAGAGGATCGCGGACAAGGCGCGAGACGATGCCGCCGCAGCCGCGCAGCGCGCCAACGCCACCAAGAGGGCCGCCGGCGCCTCACAGGCCGACATGTCCCGCACCCGCACCGATCTCGGCGCCATCGCGTCGCTGCGCACCGTCTACGAGCACGAGGTTACCGACCACGACGCGGTGCCGCGCCAGTATTGCCGGGTGGATGACGGCCTCATCGCGAGCGCCGTGCGAGCGGCGACGATCGACGGCAAGTGCACCCTGAAAATTCCCGGCGTCAGGATCTACCCGAAGACCGACAGCGTGGTGCGGTAGCTCAATCAATCACGAAGGAACAGACATGGACACGCTAACTGACATCGCCGACAGCCGCGGCATCGGCGACAACAACCCGCCCGGCAAGGTCGAATTGGAGCGCGCCGCCGAGCTTGTGACAAACGCCACCGAATGGGTCGACGAGCGGCCGGAGATCACTGACGCCGACATGGCGAAGGAGGCCAACGAACTCGTCGCCAAGCTCAAGGACGCCAAGAAAGCGCTGGTCGCCAGCGCCAAGGCTGAGCGCAAGCCCCTCGACGACGCCATCGCCGAACTGGCCACGAAGTACAAGGCGCCGGCAGCGAGCGTCGATGATGCCGTCGCCAGGCTCGGGACGCTGGCCGGCGCATGGCTGGTGAAAGAGCGCGACCGGATCGCCGCCGAAAGGGCAGCCCAGGAAGCCGAGGCGCGCCGAAAGCGCGAGGAGGCCGAACGCATCGAGCGTGAGCGTATCGAGGCGCAACGCCGCCTCGACGAAGAACGCCGCCGGCTGGCTGCCGAGGAAGAAGAGCGCAGACGTGCCGCCGCCGCCGAGGATCAGACCGAACTCGAGCGCGTCGCCGCGGAGGGTCAAGCCGCCGCCGACCTGGAGCGCGTCGAGGCCGAGCGCCAAGCTGCGGCGCGGGCTGCAGCGGCCGCCGAAGAGGCCAACAAGGCGGCCAAGGAAGCGGAACGTCTCGCCGCCCGCAAGACCGAGACCGCCGCGATCCGGACCGGTGTGGCGGGGAGCCGCGCCATGACGCTGCGGACCTACTGGAGCGCCGTGATCGAGGACGAGACCGCGGCGATCGACAGCTACCGGGCGCATCCGACGGTGCGCAAGGCGATGCTGGCGGCGGTGCTGCAGGCCGCGAACGAGGATGCCCGCATCGCGAAGGACGAGAGCAAAGCCCCGCTGGGCGTCCGCTTCGTCAAGGAAGAGCGCGCGCAATGAACATCTGCAGCGAGGACGCCATGGTGCTTCTGGTCCGGCGGATTGAATCGCTGGCCGTCGCTGCTGCCGGCAAAGATCGAATCGAGCGCGAGACCCGCGATCTGCGGCAGCGACTGGATCAGTTGAGCGTGAGCGCTACCAGCCTGCGCTCAGATTTCGCCGCCGCCGAAGCCAAGATCGCCGAGTGGGCCGAATACGCCAGCGCGCTGCGCTCAGCGATCGACGCGATCGATCCCAAGGCCATCAAGCGCAAGCGCATCGTCCTGCCGGACATGCCGAGGCCGTTCGAAACCGAGATCCCCTTCTAAGTCGTCCAACCCCAGGAGTAAGCCAGCATGAGCGACACCAGCCAAATCGGCCGCACGGAAGCGCCGCCGCCCCCGAAGACCGATGTCGTCGAGAAGAAGGATCTGCCGACGCTCGCGACCGGCGGCAGCCTCGGCGCAATCATCCCGGAGAACATCGACCAGGTTTGGCGGCTCGCCACGATCCTTTGCCAGGCCGAGATGGTGCCGAAGTCGCTCAACACGCCGGCCAAGGCGACGGTGGCGATCATGCACGGCATGGAAGTCGGCCTGATGCCGCTGCAGGCGATGCAGTCCATCGCTGTCATCAACAACATGCCGAGCATCTATGGCGACGCCATGCTCGCCCTGGTGATTTCGAAGCCGGTCTACGGAGACCACAAGGAAAGCATCGAATTCGACGATGCTGGTGTCCCTTGGGCGGCCACCTGCAGCGCGCGCCGGAAGGGCGGCAACGAATGGCGGACGCAGACCATCACCCGCGCCCAGGCCCAGAAGGCCGGATGGTGGAGCAAGGCCGGTCCATGGTCGTCGACGCCGCAGCGCATGCTGCAGATGCGCGCCCGCGGCTGGTGTCTCCGCGACACCTTCCCGGATGTGCTGCGCGGCCTGGTCATGGCCGAGGAAGCCGCCGACATCGTCGACATCACCGAACAGGGTAGCGCGACGACGTCGAGCCCCCCGGAGCCGAAGCGCACCGATTTCACGAAGGACGGGCCGCATCGCACCACCGCGAAGTCGGCCGCCAACGTCAGCGACGCTGAGCCGCCGCACGACGCCGAGACCGGCGAGATCAAGAAGTCGTGGAAGCTCGCCGACACGATCGTCGGCCAGCAGGCGAAGCTCGGTGCGATCCACGACCTCCTCGCGATGGCCGAGATCAAGTCGGAGGTCGACGACATCGAGGCCGAGCACAGGGAATTCCTCGGCAAGCTGGGTCAGCAGCGCAAGGACGAGACGATGAAGGCCTTCAGAGATCGCAAGGCCGAGCTGCCTGAAGCCCTGGCGCTGCAGGACAAGTAACCACCACCCGGCCGGCTCGCTCAACGGGCCGGTCGTCCACCCAGAGGGAGAATTGTCGAATGTCCCGCCCGCTTTGCATCTATCACTCGCCCTGCCTCGACGGCTTCGGAGCCGCCTGGGTCATCCGCAAGTTCTTCGGCGGCGAGGTCGATTTCCATCCCGGCGTCTACGGCCAGGCGCCACCCGATGTTCGCGGCCGTGATGTCATCATGGTCGACTTCTCCTACAAGCGGCCGGTGATCGACGAGATGCATTACCGCGACGGTGGCGCCTGTCGATCGATCTTGATCCTCGATCACCACAAGACTGCCGAGGCGGACCTCGCCGGCTATCGCAAGCCACAGGCAGTGTGGTGGGACCACCTGGAATCGGTGCATCGGGACGGTACCGACAATATTCCGGAGCCCAGCATCTACGCGCAGTTCGATATGGCGCGCAGTGGAGCCGGCATGGCGTGGGATTACTTTTTCCGCAGTTCACCCCGGCGCCCGCACCTGATCGACAGGATCGAGGACCGCGACCTCTGGCGGTTCGCCTTTCCTGACAGTCGCGCCATCAACGGCACGCTGTTCAGCTATCCCTACGACTTCGACGTCTGGGATCACCTTGCAGAGCAAGCCGAAACCGAAGCGGGTCGCGCCGCGATGGTCACGGCCGGCAACGCCATCGACCGCAAGATGCTCAAGGACATCGGCGAATTCTTGGGCTTCGCCACCCGCGAGATGGTGATCGGTGGCCACAAGGTGCCGGTGGTCAACCTGCCCTACTTCATGGCCAGCGAGGCCGCCGGCCAGCTTGCGGAGGGCGCCCCGTTCGCCGCGGCCTACTACGACAAGGGCGATGCTCGCGTGTTCTCGCTGCGGTCCCGCAAAGGCGGCGTCGATGTTGCCGAGATCGCGAAGGCCTATGGCGGCGGTGGCCATGCTGGCGCGGCGGGGTTTCAGCGACCGGTGGGCTGGGAGGGCGACCGTTGAGCGACCGCCGCGAATACGAGATGGCCGAGGCCGATCTGGCGAATATCCTCGACGCCTGTAAGCCGGTGCCGCTGATCGCGCTCAATGCCGGCATGCCCAGCAGCCCGCAGGAGAACGCCAATCGGGCGTGGCGATCCCTGGGGCGCAAGATGGGCTTCAACTACCTCACCGTCCTGCCGGTCGCCGGCAAGGGGCAGCGGTTCTTCACGGCCGAGCCGCTGACGATCGCGGTAATGCCGAAGGAGCCGGCCTGATGGCCATCGTCTGCATCTGCGACGGCTGCGGCAAGCAAGAGCCTGCGGAGCATTGGCCCGGCGGGATCTTCAAGCCGAGCCACTGGTTCGGCCGCAAGGATGACGACGGTGAGCAGCTCGCATGCTCGCGCGAGTGCATCGAGAAGGTCGCGGCCAAGTCCGGCAAGACGGCGCTGGTGCTGCCGATATGAGTAAGAGCGCGCGCCGGCTGGTCACGCTCCCGCTCGAGGTCGACGGCCTCAACATGCGGACGGAGGGGTAGATGGGCGACACCAGCATCGAGTGGACCGACAAGGTGTGGAACCCGGTCGCGGGCTGCAGCATCGTCTCACCTGGCTGCACGAACTGCTACGCCATGAAGATGGCGCACCGGATCGAGGGCATGAACGGCACGGCCGGCCACGCGCCGCACTATGCCGGGCTCACCATGAAGACCAAGGCTGGCGCGGTGTGGACCGGTAAGGTTGCGACGGCGCCGGACAGCATCCTCATGGCGCCGCTGCGGTGGCGGAAGCCCGCCCGCGTGTTCGTCAATTCGATGTCCGACCTGTTCCACGAGGGCGTCGCCGACGAGACCATCGACCGCATCTTAGCCGTCATGGCGCTCTGCCCGCAGCACACGTTCCAGGTGCTGACGAAGCGGGCGAAGCGGATGCGGGAGTATTTCGCGCACCCGCTTCGACTGGCAACCATCAATGGCGCCACGTGGTCACTGTTGGGCACGCCACTCGGATCGAAGATCGAGCACGGCGGAAACTGGCAGACAAAACTGCCCCTGCCCAACGTCTGGCTGGGTGTCTCGACCGAGGACCAGGCGCGCGCCGACGAGCGCATCCCGCACCTGCTGGCGACTCCGGCAGCCAAGCGCTTCATCTCGGCCGAGCCTCTGCTGGGCGCGATCGATCTGACAGCCATACCGCGGACCCGGAGCGAAGGATTTATGCGGCCGCTCGACGGGCGGTTCAATCGCCTCGACTGGGTCATCGCCGGCGGCGAGAGCGGCCCGCGCGCGCGGCCGATGCATCCCGACTGGGCACGCGATCTGCGCGACCAATGCGCCGCGGCCGGAATTGCGTACTTCTTCAAGCAGTGGGGCGAATGGGGTCCGGTCGATCCGACCCGCAAGGCCGAATGCCACGCGATCGGCACCGACGGTGCGCACTACCGCATGTCCGACCTGGCCTGGCCTGACGGCGCCCGCCGCGGCGACGCCATCCGGGCCGATTTCAACAAGCTGCACCCCTGCACGACCTATCGCGTCGGCAAGAAGGCGGCCGGCGCCGAGCTCGACGGCAAGCTGCACCGGGAGTTTCCGACGTGACCGCCCATCCTCGCCCGAACCCCGCCGTCATGGCGCAGGTCGGCCACTGGAAAGACCCGGCGGACTGGGATGCGTGGTGGCGCGCGAACTCGGTCGCTGCGAATCGGCTGTCAGTCGAGGAGCCGGCCGCGTGGGAGCGCATCCTCAGGGCCACCGAGCAGTTCAACGCGGAGAATCCGAGATGAGCGACCGACCTGTCCGCATCCAACTCTCGCGCGCCAAGGGCTGGCGCATGCCGGCGAACGCCGTGAAGGTCGACCGCTCGACCCGCTGGGGCAATCCGTTCGATTTCCGCAGTTCCGAGTATAGCTGGGCCGCCCTGTCCTTTGGCTGCCGCGCCGATCCCGCCGGCCGGCAGGAAGCGTCAGTGCGTGCCTTCCGCGACTGGATTGACCCTCCACATGGGCGGCAGACGGTCAGCCACGAACTGCAGCCGAAGATGGTCGGACCCGGCGGCGAGGTCACACTCGGGCCGGCAGTGAAGGCCGGCGCCGCGCCCTCGCGAGAAGAGATCAAGAGCGCGCTCGGCGGAAAGAACCTCGCCTGCTGGTGCAAGCCAGGCGCGCCGTGCCACGCCGACGTGCTGCTGGAGATCGCGAACCGATGACCCCGCACCAAATCGAACTCGCCCGCCACGCGCTGGGTCTGCGGCCGACGCGGCTGATAAGCCATCGGAATCACTTCGTCGCCGGCCCGGGGCATCCTGACTATGGCGACTGGATCTCGATGGTCGTGACCGGTCACGCATGGCGGCGGGAGAACAAGCACCTGCTGCCGGGCGACGTGCTGTTTCATCTGACGCGGGCCGGCGCGGAGGCGGCGTTGCTGCCCGGTGATGTCTTGAACCCGGAGGATTGGCCGTGAACGAACTCACAAGGGCGGCAAACCGTGCCGTTCTCGGGTCTGCCCGCATCCAACTGCAGAGCGCGGCCCATCTAGCGAAGCGCGACGGCTCCGCGCTCGTCAGCGTGCCGATGTCTCCAGCCGAGATCGGCGCCGTCTTGGGCGACATGGCGTCTCGCAGGGTCGAGCGCGCGATGATTGCAGCGGACATCGGTTGCCGCGAGCGGACCTGCCAAGCCGGCATGGGCGATCCGCCTATGGACTGCGGCTGGCCGGATTGCGGCTGCGGGCTGATCATCGTTGTTCGGCCGCCGACCTACCCGTCGTCACCACGGCTTTCCCCAGACGGGACCTATTTCATCTGCGACCAGTGCCACCGCGAATGGCAGCCCGGCACGTCGCCAGGGTGTGAGCCGTGCGCCAAGGCGCTCGACGAGATGGATCGGCGGACGGGGTCGCGCGCATGACCGCCACCACGATGATCGCCATGGGCTGCAGGCCCTACGCCGAGCTGCCAGAGGAATGGCGCCCGGTGGCCGGTTTCCCCGCCTATTCGGTTTCTAGCCACGGGCGAGTCCGACGCGACAAGGTCGGCCGGCGCGTGTCGGCGGGCACAGTATTGACGCCCACGCTCAACGAATTGGGGTACGCCAGGGTTGAGCTTTGGCGAAACGGCAAGCGGGCCTGTCGACGAATCAACAATCTCGTCTGCGCGGCGTTTCATGGACCGGCTCCATCTCCAAAGCATCACTCAGCTCATGACAATGGCTGTCCGTCGGACAATCGGCCCGAGAACCTCAGGTGGGCAACGCCCACTGAGAACGCGAAAGACAGACACAGACATGGAACGGACGCGATAGGCGAGAACAATCCCGCCGCCAAGCTGACATTCGCCGATGTGATCGCGATTCGCGCGACCGAACCATATTTCGGTGTTGGCCGCGATCTGGCGCGCAAGTACGGGGTCGCGCAGTCGGTTATCAGCGGAATTCGACGAGGGCGAACCTGGCGCATGACACCGCAGGCGCGGTCGTTTCCGGATATCGTGGAGCCATGACGGCGCACCAGCCCCTCTCGCCTGGACGCGAACTGCGGCGCTCGTCGCAGCCCCGCCGCGGCCTGTCGCGCGAGGAGGCAGCGGTCTACATCGGGGTCAGCGTCCGGAAGTTCGACGAGATGGTTGGCGACGGACGCATGCCTCGCGCGAAGGTCATCGATGCCCGCCGGGTCTGGGACACGCTGAAACTCGATCTTGCATTCGACGCGCTCCCGACGGACGGTGAGGAGGTCTCGAATCCATGGGACTGAGGCGGGGCGTCTTGAAGTTCAATATCCCCTACGTCGTGGCCGACACGGACCGGCACGGCAACGTGCGGCTCTACTACTGGCGCAAGGGCCGGCCGAAGATCCGGCTGCGCGCCGAGCCAGGATCCGTAGCCTTCGCGGCCGAGATCGAGGCCGCCAAGGTCGCGAGCGATGCCGCCGCCCCGAAGTCCGCGCGGGAGATCGCGCCAGCATCGTTCCGGGCCCTCTGCCTCGACTATTTCGCCAGCGCGAATTTCCGCATGCTGGACAAGAATACCCAGCGCCAGAACCGACTCATCCTCGAGGACGTCAGCAGATCAAAGACACCGAAGGCCGGCCAGGAGCGCGGCGCCCTGCCCTACGCGCTGATTGAGCCGCGACACGTCGAAGAGATCCGTGACGAGAAGTTCGAACTGCCCGGCGCGGCCAACAATCGAGTGAAGGCGCTGCGGCGTCTGTTCAAGTGGGCCGTGAAAGCCAAGAAGCCCGGAGCGCGCAATCCGGCTGCTGAGGTCGACTACCTGAAGATGCCGGGCGACGGTTTCGAGACCTGGTCTGCAGCTCATATCGATCAATTCGAGGCAGCGCATCCGATCGGCACCCAAGCTCGGCTATGCTTGGCGCTCCTGCTCTATACCGGCGTCCGCCGCTCGGACGTCGTGAAGCTCGGCCCTCAGCACGAACGAGATGGCTGGCTGCATTTCACCGAGGCCAAGGGCAGCCGTAAGGCGGGCGCCACGCCCAAGGTGCGCGACATTCCCATTATCGATCCGCTTCGCGAGATACTCGACGCCAGCAGGGCGATCACCGGTCCGTTCGCATACCTCGTCACTGAGCGCGGCGTCCCCTTCACCGTCAACGGCTTCGGCAACAAGTTCCAGGACTGGGTAAAGGCGGCCGGACTTCCGGTCGGACTAGCCGCTCACGGCCTGCGAAAAGCGGCCGCCACACTTGTAGCCGAGGGCGGCGCGTCGGATCGGCAGCTCATGGCGCTGTTCGGCTGGGAGACCGAGAAGGAAGCCAACCGCTACACGAAGCGCGCGAGTCGCAAGAAATTGGCCGGCCATGCGGCGCCTTTGCTGGGCTTCAAGCGCTGA